GCAGTGTGGTGTTTAGATAAAGGCGCATGGCGTTCTTTTAGAGTAAATACTGTAACTGGCTGGGAGGTAGTTAAATGAACAATGAGTTCTTATGGGTAGAAAAGTATAGACCCCAAACTATACAAGACACAATCTTACCATCACAGATTAAGAAAACTTTTCAAACAATCGTTGATACTGGTGAGATTCCTAATTTACTTCTTACTGGTACTGCAGGTATCGGTAAGACAACTGTTGCCAAGGCTCTATGTAAGACCCTGGGGCTAGACTATCTGATCATTAACGGATCGGAAGAAGGCAACATTGATACACTTAGAACAAAGATTAAACACTTTGCTTCTACAGTATCATTACAGGGTGGATACAAGGTGGTCATTTTAGATGAAGCAGATTATCTAAATCCCCAATCCACCCAACCTGCGTTACGTGGATTCATTGAAGAGTTCAGTAACAACTGCAGGTTTATTATGACCTGTAACTTTAAGAACAGGATTATTGATCCACTGCATTCTCGTTGTTCTGTAATAGAATTCAACATTGCAAAGAAAGATACTCCTAAACTATGTATGCAGTTCCTAGAAAGGTGCTGTAAAATTCTAACCCAAGAAGGTGTTGAATATGAAGAGGCTGTAGTTGCCGAACTCATTATGAAATACTTACCAGATTGGCGTAGAGTTCTTAATGAGTTACAAAGGTATTCTGTATCTAACCACATTGACTCTGGCATACTTACTTCTTTGGGTGAAGTATCTATCAATAATCTTATGTCGGCCTTAAAAGGTAAAGACTTTAAGAAGATGCGACAATGGGTTACAGATAATATTGACCAAGAACCTGCAGCTCTCTTTAGAAAGCTATATGATAATATGTATGAGTATGTGGAACCTCAAAGTATCCCACAGCTTGTACTTATTCTCGCAGACTATCAATATAAAAATAGTTTCGTTGCAGATCACGAAATCAACATGGTCGCCTGTTGCACAGAGATCATGGCTGGAGTTCAATTCAAATGAACCCCTTCGATTATATAAACGATATCACTAATAATAAGAAAGGTATAATGGTAGATGATATCGCTGAGAAAGAATATAACGCCTTTATAGTCAATCGTGGTCTAGGTAACTTCCGCGATACTATCTTATATGCCAACGAAATGAACGTACATCACCATCTGGATGCACGGCTTCAATATGATTTTTTTATAAATATAATTAAGAAGCAGAAAAGGTGGTCCAAATGGGCCAAACCAGAATCCGTTTCTAATTTGGAAATTATCAAAGAATATTATGGATATAGTAATGAAAAGGCTAAGTCCGTACTATCCTTACTTAATAATGAACAGTTGGAAACATTGAAAAAAAGGATGTATAAAGGTGGAAAACGAAAATAATATTGAAATTAAAAACTGGATACCAGCAGATATGCTTGAAGTATCCTTAAATGAACCAGATGATTTCTTAAAGATAAGGGAAACATTAACCAGAATAGGTGTAGCATCTCGAAAAGATCAGAAGCTATATCAGTCATGTCATATCTTACACAAACAAGGCAGATACTTTATAGTTCACTTTAAAGAACTATTTTTGCTAGATGGTAAACCATCAAACTTAATCGAGAATGATCTACATCGCAGAAATACAATCGCAACTCTACTTGCTGATTGGGGTCTAATTAGTATACTCAATACAGAAAAGAGTAAGGATGTAGCACCATTGAGACAAATAAAAGTTATTCCCTACAAAGAAAAAGCTGAATGGCAGCTATGTCCTAAATATAACATAGGAAATAGCAATAATGAAAAAACTAATAAAGAATAAATGGAAACAGTTTCATAAATTTATGAAATGCGGCAGAATTAATAAAATCGTAAAAAAATGTTTCTAATTTTTTAAACTAACAACGAAAGTTGTATAAATATATGTGGATGCCGAATAATCGGGTCCACATTAATAACCTTGCTATATATAGGAGGAAACTAAAATGGTAAGAAATACAATGAACGTGCCACGTTCACTCTTTATCGGATTTGAACCGATACTTAACGAACTTGAAAGAATCCACACTGCTGGAAGAACTCAGGATAACTACCCACCTCACAACGTTGTTAAGGTAGATGATGAAAACTTTATCATTGAATTAGCTGTTGCAGGATTCTCGGAAGAGGAAATTTCTGTTGAGGTAAAGGATGGTATTTTATCTGTTAAGGGTGAAACTGCTAAAGATGATCGTGAATATGCACATAAAGGTATATCGTCCCGTAAATTCGAAAAGAACTTCCGTCTTTCCGAGTTTGTCGTAATAGACGGTGCTGATCTAGTGAACGGAATACTTGTGGTACATGCCAGAGTAGAAGTTCCAGAAGAGAAGCGTCCTAGGAAGATCAATATAGGGTCTGCTGGGGCATCAAAGAAGAAGGAATTTATTCAAGAATAGATTCCGGTGAGCAGCGAAAACTCAGTGGATATTTGCAACAATTTCTACTGGAGATATAAAATGAGGACTTTACTCAACATCGTGAAACAACATGATGATCTATCTGCGGCCCTTAAAGAAGTAGCTGAACTACTCCTTGTGATGATAGGAACAATTTTAATTGCACCATCCATCATTTGGTTAGCTTCTACTAATCTTTAATGGTCATGATATAAGGTGGTATCCTTCTGGGTACCACCAACTTTTTAAAAAAACCTCTTTACATTTGATTTGAATTGTAGTATAATATACTTATTAATTATGGATTGGACTATATGAATTTCTACACTAATGTTACAAGATACGGAAATATGCTACTTTATCGTGGCTACGAAAATGGCAAAAAAGTCCAGAAACGTATCAAATACAAACCAACACTATTCGTAAATACCCCGCAGGGAGATTGGACTTCCCTAGATGGTAATCCATGTGCACCTATCAAGTTTGACTCTATGAGAGAGGCCAAAGATTGGATGGATGTAAACAAACATACTGCTGGTAGAGAAATCTATGGCAATGACAGATACATATCTCAGTTTATCAATGACCAGTTCCCTGGCAATATTGAATTCAATCGTAATATTATTAACGTAACCTCAATTGATATCGAGGTTGCATCTGATGATGGATTCCCAGAACCAGATCAAGCAGAACATCCAATTATATCAATCGCCATGAAGAACAATATTGATAATACCTATTATGTGTGGGGTCTTGGAGAATACAATACAGATCAGTCTATTATGAAAACACATCGTGTAATATATGAACACTGTATATCAGAAGTAGACCTTATCAATAAATTTATCAATCATTGGTCTTTACCTAGTAACTGCCCAGATATTATTACTGGCTGGAATACTATGTACTTTGATATTCCATATATTGTCAATAGAACAATTAGATTACTCGGCGATGATGCTCCTAAAAGATTATCCCCATGGGGTATGGTTGACCGAAGAACGGCCCGTAAAATGAATAGAGAACAAACTGTCTTTGATATCAAGGGTGTTGGCCATGCAGATTACATGGAACTATTTCAGAAGTATACTTACACAGCCCAAGAGTCCTATGCTCTTAATCATATCGCTCATGTTATTCTAGGCGAGAAGAAACTATCCTATGAAGAGTATGGTTCACTTCACAGCCTATATAAAAATGACCACCAAAAATTCATTGATTATAATATCAAAGACGTTGAGTTGGTTGACCGACTGGAAGATAAGATGGGCCTTATTACACTTATGTTGACTATGGCTTATAAAGGTGGCGTTAACTATTCCGATACATTCGGAGTTACTGCAATCTGGGATACTATTATTTACAGATATCTTAATGACCGAAAGATTGCCATGCCATTCTCAGAAAGTAAGATCAAGACTAATTACCCTGGCGGATATGTAAAAGATCCAGTAGTTGGTTTACATGAACACGTGGTATCATTCGACCTTAACTCACTATATCCATCCATCATCATGCAGTACAATATGTCGCCTGAAACAATAGAAAATGGTAAAGTGATACCAATTAATATTGATAAGATACTAGATGGCTATACCTTTGATAGAAATGGTAGTGCGGTTGGCGGTAACGGCCAATGCTTTAGTACTAGTAAGAGGGGCATGATGCCTACCTTAGTAGATGATTTATATAGTGAACGTGTTGTAATCAAGAAACAGATGATCGATGCACAGAAAGAATTGCAGAATGTAGTCCCTGGTGATAAACAAAAACTCTATGATATTGAACGTAGAATATCAGTGGCAGAAAATCAACAGATGGCAATTAAAATTCTTCTTAACTCACTTTATGGTGCTATGGGTAACAAGTACTTCCGTTTCTTTGATCAACGTATTGCAGAGGCCATTACACTCTCTGGTCAATTAACTATTAGATGGGCAGAAGTCGCTCTTAATAGATACCTAAATAAAGTAATGAATACAGATACAGATTATATTATTGCCATCGATACAGATTCGCTCTATGTTAATCTTGGCCCTTTGGTAGAACAAGTCAACCCATCCAATCCAGTTGATTTCCTTGATAAAGTTGCTAGTGAAAAACTAGAACCAGTCCTTAGTCAGGCATATCAAGAACTGTTCTGCCAAATGGGCGGGATTGATGATCGTATGGTTATGAAGAGAGAGGCCATTGCAGATCGTGCTATATGGACAGCCAAGAAAAGATATATCCTAAACGTGCATGATAACGAGGGTGTTAGATATAAAGAACCTAAACTTAAAATTATGGGCATCGAGGCCATTAAGTCCTCAACACCTGCACCATGCCGTGATGCTCTTAAAGAACTTTTCAAAGTTATTATGAAAGGTTCCGAAAGTGATAACCAAAAGGCAATCTTACAATTCAAAGAATACTTCCAAACATTACCAGCACATGATATTGCATTCCCACGTGGGGTAAGTAATGTCACAGAATATTCAAACATGCAAACCATCTACAAGAAAGGTACTCCAATGCATGTTCGTGCTGCTCTACTTCATAACAGATTGTTAAAGAATAAAACCCTTACAAAGAAATATCAGCCAATCAAGAATGGCGAGAAGATTAAATTTATATATCTCAAAACGCCTAACCCCATTAAAGAAAACGTAATCGGATTTATGCAGTACCTCCCAAAAGAGTTCGAATTGGATCACTATATAGATTATGAAATACAATTTCAAAAAACATTCCTTGACCCTATTGAACCCATATTCAAGGCCATTGGATGGACTACCGAAGAAACTTCAAATTTAGAGGACTTTTTTGGATAAACCACTTTACTTTTATGGGAAAGTGTAGTATAATATACAATATAAATTAAGGAAATATTATGAAACTAGTAAGAATATCATCAGGAGAAGAGGTCATAGGAGACATTACCGAAACTACTGATACAGTAACAATTAAAAAGGGGTATGTATTAATCCCTGGCGGTGAAGGTAAGATTGCATTTATGCCATTTATGCCATACACCAAGAGCTGGAAAGAAGGCTTAGAAATTAATAAAAGTAATATTCTATTTGTGGCAGACCCAGTTGATGAGTTAATCTCACAAGTAGAATCAGTTAGAAACCCAAAGAAAATCATTACACCTAAAAAACAGGATATTATAGTCTAATGAATACGAGCGTAAGAACTGGAGAGTTGATACAAAAGATCGGCCAATGGCATCAAGATAGAAATCTTATTGAAGGTGCTACTGACAAAGACCAAGTATGTAAATTAATTCAAGAAGTGGGAGAGTTATCAGATAATGTTTGTAAAGGAAATGATGTTGCCGATGATATTGGCGACTGTATCGTGGTACTTATTAATATTGCCATTCGTAATAACTTAACTATCGATAAGTGCTTAGAAGTTGCTTATAATGATATTAAAGATCGCAAGGGCAAGATGGTAGACGGAATATTTATCAAGGAGTTATAATGGCAGGAAATCAACCAAAATATCCAATTTATATTATCTCTAAAGGTAGAGCAGACACTAGACTGACTGTTAAGACCCTAGAGGCAAATGGCACTCCTTATACTATAGTAGTTGAACCACAAGAATATAATGATTACGCTGCAGTCATTGACCCAGCTAATATTCTGGTTACTCCATTTACTAATCTAGGGCAAGGATCAATTCCTGTGCGTAACTTTGTATGGGAACATGCATGTTCAACTGGTGCAAAAAGACATTGGATTCTTGATGATAATATACAGCATATGTATAGATTACATAAGAATGCTAAAATAAAGATCACCGACGGAACGTGCTTTAGTGCTAGTGAAGAATTTACTGATAGATATACAGATGTTAAAATGTCAGGTTTAAACTACAGTTACTTCTTACCAGCAACTACTAAGCGCCCACCTTACTATCATAACACTAGAGTATATTCTTGTATCTTATTGGCTAATGATATTTATCCAGAGTTTGCCTGGAGAGGTAGATTCAATGAAGATACAGACTTGTCTCTAAGGATTATGAAGGCAGGATACCATACTTTCTTATTTAACAACTTTGCTTGTGGTAAGATTACTACAATGACAATGAAAGGTGGTAACACAGAAGAGTTATATAATATCGACCAAACGGGAGATCAGAACAATCGTAAAGGAAATGAAGAATATGATAACAGACGAGAGTTTGCAGAATCATTAAGGAAGCAACATCCAGATTGTGTTAAGGTTACTTGGAAATGGGGTAGGTGGCATCACCACATTGACTATTCTATTTTCCAGAAAGAAAAACCTACTCTTAAATCGGACCTAAATATACCTAAAGGTATTGACGATAAAGGTCTAAAACTAGTCAGATTAAAACAGGAGGCATTAAATGGCAGTTAAAAACAATTCAACAAAAGATAGACAAGCCAATTACGAAGGTGAAAGTCTATTTGTATTATCTGGAGAAGAAGAGATAGAAACACCACATCAGTGGGATTCTATGCCTGAATTCGATCAGAAACAAAATGAAGCATGGAAAATGTTAAAGATCAGATTTAGAAATGAAGAAGATTTAATGGCATTTGCAGAATTAGTTGGTCAAACAGTAACACCTAAAACAAAAGGTATTTGGTATCCAGCAGCAGATAAATCTAAGAATTCACTACTTAGATGGATGCATGAAGATCAGATAGAAGGTAATCCAGATGTGGATGCAGTTCTTAGTGATGAGGAGATTAGGGTAGAATAATGATTGATGTAAAGAAGTATTTAGAAGAAGATCAAGACTTGTTTGCTATGATGGATGGGACTCAACAGGGTTCAACATTTAATTTAGTTGCTTTAGTAGAAGATTTAATTGCAGACTATGCAAATCAAAATCTACAAAGATACACAGTATATATCCCTTCTAAAGGAAGAGCTTCATCACATAGTACATATGACCTATGTCGAGCAGAAAATATTCCATGTAAGATAGTAGTTGAACCCCAGGATTACGAACAATACGTTGAGACTGTTCCGCATACTCATATTCTAACCTTAGATAAAAATGATCAAGGTATACAATATGCTAGATCATGGATTAAAAGATATTCTAATAATGAAGGCGAATCATATCACTGGCAAATGGATGATGATATGAAATACTTTACAATGAGAATGGATGATAAAAATAAGAAAGTGAATTTAGTGAATTCAATGTCAATTATTGAATCTGTATTTTCACTCTTTGAGAATGTTGCAGTTGGTGGTATGACCTCAAATGCATTTGCATTTTCTAAACCACACCCTGTAAAGCTCAATCAACTAGGGTATGGCTGTTCTATCATTAACAATGATTTTGAACAAGAATGGAGAGACAAGACTGTAGAAGATTGGGACTATACATTAAATGCTCTAGAGGCAGGAATGTGTACAATCGCCTTCTCTCACATTAATTTCCAAACGCCGTCATCCGGCACAAACAAAGGTGGTAATAATCTTACCGATTGGGCAACTATTGAAAAAAGAAAAGAATTTTATGATTACTTTGCATCACTCTGGCCTAAAAACTTTAGGGTAGTGGAGTTAGTAGAAGGATCAAGTAAGGGCTACAAGTTAGAACATAAAAGAAGATTTTTTAACGATTATAAAAATTTAAAATTAATTTTAAAAACCTCTTTACAAACAGACTGAATTGTAGTATAATATACAATATTATGGATAAAGTTTCTGGTACACTATTTGAATCACTCTTCGATATCAAGACAGATAAGAAGTTTGTATTCCCAACATTCAAAGAGTTTGAATCTATACTATATCGCCTATCCGAGAAACCAAGAAAAGATAAAAAGTCAGCAGAGTTAATGTCTCCTGCTTTTTATCCTGCTGGTAGTACAAGGAAAAACGATAATGTAGAAGGCTGGGGTGGCTGGTGTGCCATAGATGTAGATGATTGCACTGAGGACTTAGAACAGTTCCTAGAGAAAAAGTGTAAAGATTATTATTATATCTGTTACTCTACTGCTTCATCCACAAAGGACTTGCCAAAGTTTAGACTTGTCTTTCCCCTTACTGAGTTTGTTACAAAAGATAAGATTAAACATTTCTGGTTTGCACTCAACAAGGAACTTGGAGAAATGGGTGATATACAAACCAAAGATTTATCAAGAATGTATTATATACCCGGCAAGTATGCTAATGCATATAACTTCATCTTTACTAAAGAAGGTAAGGCAATATCCCCTATGGATATTATGTCAAGACACGAGTATATAGAAAGAAGTGGTAATACATTCTTTGATAAATTGCCTAAGAAGATGCAAGAAGCCATGATGGCTCATATGAAATCATCTTTAACAAATACTAAGGTTACATGGACTGGTTATAAAGACTGTCCTTTCTTTCCAAAGAAATTAGAACAAGAATATAGAACGATTACAGGCAGTGGCTGGTATCATAAAATGTATCAGATAATGGTAGCACTGGCTGGTAATGCAATAAACAATAAATATCCAATTACTGCTAAAGAAATTGCCTACTTATGTAGGGAATTAGATTTAGATACTGGTAATTGGTATGATAAAAGACCATTAGATAAAGAGGCTGAAAGGGCCTTAGAATTTGTACATAGGAATAGTTTATGAGGGATATTACAGTAGTAGGTGCAGGATATGTTGGTATGGCCAATGCAACGATGTTGGGTCAACAAAATGTTGTTAAGATATTAGAGTTAGATAAAGAAAAAGTAGAGCTAATCAATAACCAAGTATCACCAATTATAGATCCAGAAATTTCTGATATGTTAAAGAGTGTGGGATTAGTTGCCACTACATCTGCAGATGAGGCATATACAGATCAACCAGAGATCGTGTTAATTGCAACTCCAACTGATTATGATCCAGAATCAGATTCCTTTAATACTAAGTCAGTAGAATATGTTATTGGCGATGTAGTAAGAAGAAACTTTAAACCTACTATTATAATTAAGTCAACGATACCTGTAGGCTTTGTTGATGAAATGAGAGAGAAATACCAATACGAAAATATTATATTCTCGCCAGAGTTTTTAAGAGAGGGAAGAGCACTTAGAGATGCATTAAGACCCACAAGGATTGTTATAGGTGATAAGACTGATGAGGCAGAAGAATTTGCCAATGTATTAAAAGAATGTATTATACCAAACTTTCCAGAGGCACCAGTGATATATACAGGAACTAAAGAGGCAGAGGCAATTAAATTATTTGCAAATGGATATCTTGCAATGAGAGTAGCCTTTTTTAATGAGCTGGATATGTATGCAGAAAGATTTGGACTTAGTCCCCGTGATATTATAGAAGGTGTGGGCTATGATGAAAGAATTGGCAGACACTATAATAATCCTTCATTTGGTTATGGCGGTTATTGTTTTCCCAAAGATACAAAACAATTAAAAGCACTCTACACTAAAGGTAATATACCTAACAATATTATATCATCAATAGTTGATTCTAACGATACTAGAATGGATTGGGTAACTCGAAGAGTATTATATAAACGACCTAAAACAGTAGGTATCTATAGGCTGATTATGAAGTCTGGTTCAGATAACTTTAGAAGTTCTGCAATACAAGGTGTTATAGAAAGATTAAAGAAGAGAACAAATGTAATTATTTACGAGCCAGAGTTCTGTGATTTTACCACTAAGATTATGGATTGTGATTTAGTACATAATATCAATGAGTTTAAAAGAAAATCAGATGTGATTATTACCAATAGAATGGAATCTGAGCTCTTAGATGTTTATGATAAAGTTTATACGCGAGATGTATTTAATAATAATTAACAAAAACACTTTACATTTATATAAAAGTGTAGTATAATATACCTATTAGAACGAGAAGTTTATGAAAGAAAATATATTAGTAACAGGTGGAGAAGGATTCATAGGCTCTAACCTCATTAAAAGATTATTAGAACAAGGCCACAAAGTGGTATCCATGGATAATCACCATTCAAATAAAAATACAAATAAACATGATGGGTGTACATACTATTATGGAGATGCATTTGATCTTTTCAGCACCCTTGGCAATCATACCCCATTTGATTATATATTTCACTTCGGTGAATATGCAAGAGTAGAACAATCGTTTGAAGATTATGATTTAGTTATGGACTATAACTTAATGCAGTTTCCAGAAGTATTAAGATTTGCAACACACAATGATGCAAAACTTATTTACTCTGGTTCATCAACTAAGTTTGCTAATAATACATCTGCTGCAAGTCCGTATGCATATACCAAAGCACAAAACACAGAATTACTTACTAATTATTCAGAATGGTTTGGCCTAGATCATACCATAGTATACTTCTATAACGCCTATGGTAATAACGAAATAGATAGAGGCAAATATGCCACAGTAGTAGGTAAGTTTCTAAGAATGGTAAAAGAAGGTGCAACAGAATTACCAGTAACAGGTACAGGAAAGCAGTTAAGAAACTTTACTCACGTTGATGATATTGTAGAAGGCATTCTACTTGCAGGTTTTAAAGGATATGGAGATAACTATGGTATCGGTTCAGATGAACAACATTCAATACTTGATCTAATATCTTACCTAGGTGCAACACCTATATTTAAAGAAGACAAAGCCGGTAATAGAAAAAATGGCAAATTAGTTACAGATAGAACAAAGGCCTTAGGGTGGAAACCTAAGAGAAGTTTAAAAACATATATAGAGGAAACCTTATGAATAGTCCAGACTATGGAAAAATATCTTTATGGATTGCAGCACTAGTAGTTGCAGTTCTATTAATACCACAAGTTGCCGCAACACAAAATGATGATGAATACTCACAAGCAAGATTTTGTTTAGCACAGAACATTTATTTTGAATCAGCCAACCAGCCCTTTGCAGGTAGAGTTGCAGTTGCCAATGTAGTATTAAATAGGGTAGAAGATTTACAATTTCCTAACGAAGTATGTGATGTAGTATATCAAGCAAAATTAAGAGAGAATTGGAAAGGTAATATGGTTCCTATTAGAAATAAATGCCAGTTTAGTTGGTATTGTGATGGTAAGTCAGATGAACCAACCGACTCAGTTACATGGATGCAATCACTTAGAATTGCACATTTAGTATTAGAGGGAGAAGTACCTGATTTAACCGAAGGAGCTTTGTATTATCATGCAGACTTTGTTTCACCATATTGGGCTCCATACTTAACTAGAGTTGTTACTATTGACAACCACATTTTTTATAAATAGGATATATTATGCAAAAGAAAGAATACCAAGACCAATACGAATCAGTGTGCCAAGTTACATGCACTGATAATGGAAAATCAATGGAAGTTGATGTAGCAAACTTTAGACCAAAAGACTTATGTAAGATATTGGTTGAAGGTAAAATTGAAGTTTATCTTAGATATAATAAGAAACACGATCAGTATGTTGGTTCAAAGGCTGGTATGGAATTTATAACCAAAGGCCCAGAATATATGGGGTCTTTTAGATATTAGGAGGAAATATGTATCAGTATAAAGCGTATGTGGTAAGAGTAGTAGACGGAGACACAATTGATGTAGATGTTGATTTAGGTTTTGGAATGACTTATAAGAAGCAAAGAGTTAGAATGGTAGGAATAGATACACCCGAATCAAGAACAAGAGATTTAGAAGAAAAGTTTTTTGGAAAGGCTTCTAAGGCTCATCTTAAAAAACTATTAGAAGAAAATGATAATAAAGTTTATTTAACATCACATGATAAAGGTAAGTTTGGCCGTATTTTAGGTGACTTACGATTATCACCTAATGATGTAGAAACTGTTAATCAAATAATGATTAAAGATTTTCATGCTGTTGAATATTACGGCGGGAATAAAGAGCTAACTGAAAAGGCTCATTTGGAGAATAGAGTAGCACTTGGACTTAAAGGGCTAGTTTATGGTAATGATTAATTATATTATGGAGAAAAAATATGGCTTATCCTAAAGCATTTATGGAAACACTTGGTCAATATGTATACGCATATTACCCCGAAGGACTTGATAAACAACCTGAGTATGTAGGTAAAGGGGTAGATACCCGTTGTCTATCTCACGTTAAAGATAAAGATCAAGACCCGGCAAACCTTTACATCATGGGTAGAAACTTGGAAAAATATGCCAAGTCAACCCCCTCGGAAGACATTGCATCTTTTGCCGCAGAGGCAGCAATCATTGCAATTACGAATCCTAAGTTAAATAGTGTTTCAGGCAGATATGGAAAGTTATGGAATCCTACTAGATTGGATGATCTATATACAGAATGGAAAAAAGAACAAATTAATCCAGTAAAAGAATCAATGAGATTTTATAACGACCACCCCGAAATACAAGACCATGTTAAAGGTATGTGGGTAACTGGTAAAACATTTGTATTTACTCAATCAACAGTCGATGGAATTGAATATTTATTATATGTTACTCCAGAAGTAGATACATTTATTCCATTGGTAAAGGTAAAGTTTAGTGCAAAGAATAGAGACGAGCTAAGAGATCAGTGGGTACAAGATAATGAAAAAGATTATGAACTAACTGCTGACGGAGAAATGATAAACGTAAACGGATTATCTGTAGAACAAGCAATAGAACTTTGGTTATCATGAGAGTAGGAATTACAGCATCAACATTTGACTTGCTACATGCAGGTCATTGTGCTATGTTAAGAGAAGCAAAAACACAATGTGATTATCTTATCTGTGCACTACAGAATGATCCATCAGTTGATAGACTAGAGAAGAATAAACCAGTTCAGAATATAGTAGAAAGACAAGCACAACTCGCCGCTATTAAATATGTGGATGAAATCCTAGTATATAATACAGAAGAAGAGTTGCTAGATATTTTAGGAATGTATGATATTAATGTCAAGATTATGGGAGAAGAGTATAGAGACAAAGACTTCACCGGCAGAGATTTATGCAAACAAAGAGATATTGATTTCTATTTCAATAAGCGAGATCATCGCTTTTCAACTACAAATTTACGCAAAAGAATTAAAGAAAACACTTTACATTCTAAGTGATTTGTAGTATAATATACTTAATATTTAAACAGGAGAAAATATGCCATCAATAGATTTAAGACCTAGGAAACCAAGAAACCCTAGGGATAAACGACCACAGAAACCAATGCCGTTTGATGTAGCCCTAAGAAAATTTAGAAAGGCTGTCGAACGTGCTGGTACTCTGCAAGATGTACGCAGAAAGGAGTTCTATGAAAAACCTACTGCAAAACGTAAACGTAAAAAGGCCGAAGCCGTCGCAAGGTGGAGAAAAAAAGAAAGGGCCATCATGCAACAATTAGGGACGGGTAGTTCCAGGAGAAAAAGATAATGTCAATAATGGATAAATTAAAAAAGAATTCGAAGATTAAGACAACATCAGTCTTATCTAAATCGATTTTCTTTACAGAAAAAGATATGGTACCAACAGAAGTACCTATGGTAAATGTCGCCTTATCGGGTGATATTGAAGGTGGTCTTACCTCAGGCCTAACTGTATTGGCAGGGCCAAGTAAACACTTTAAGACAAGTTTTGCTTTACTTATGGCTGGTGCCTATATGAAAGAACACGAAGACGCAGTAATGTTATTCTATGATTCCGAGTTCGGTTCACCTCAATCGTATTTCGAGGCATTTGGTATTGATACTGATAGAGTATTACATACACCAATTACAGATGTAGAACAACTCAAGTTTGATTTAGTAGGTCAGTTAGATAATATCGAGCGTGGTGATAAAGTAATCATTGTGATTGATTCTATTGGTAACCTTGCGTCTAAGAAAGAACTAGAAGATGCCTTAAATGAAAAAGGTGTTGCTGATATGTCTAGGGCTAAGGCTTTAAAAGGACTTTTCAGAATGGTTACTCCATATCTTACTATGAAAAATGTGCCATTACTTGCAGTTAATCATACTTATCAAGAGATTGGATTATTCCCTAAAGCTATCGTATCAGGTGGTACTGGTATTTACTACTCAGCTGATAACATTTGGATTCTAGGCCGTAGACAAAATAAAACTGGCAGTGATGTTACAGGTTATGACTTTATTATTAATGTAGAGAAGTCAAGATTTGTAAAAGAGAAATCAAAGATTCCAGTATCAGTATCATGGGAAGGTGGCATCGAACAGTATTCAGGCCTACTAGAAATTGCCTTGGCTGGTAACTATGTGGTTAAACCAACTATGGGTTGGTATGCCAGAGTAGATCAAGCAACAGGTGAAGTAGTACAACCTAAAGTAAGACAGAAAGATACACTTACTAAAGAATTCTGGGAACCTATCTTAACAGGTACAGATTTTGCAAAGTTCATTAAGTCTTACTATCAGATCGGCCACAAACCTTTATTAGAAATTGATTTAGAAACCACTTTACAGGAAGAGTAAAATGGAGTATAATATATCTAGTATATCCGATAAAGATTATACACTAGTTGAAAATGATGCAGGAGAACTTGCTGACTTCTATGGAATAAGATTAAAAACTGGTAAATGGAAAAATGTAGTATTTGTTTACGGAAAAGTTTCCGTGAGAGAAGATAAGAATGCAGGTTCTGCAACACTTTCATTTAATTATACTATTCAAGATCCAGTTGATTATGATATAGAGAAGTTAGAAAAGGATCCTGATTTTAATAATTACTTGGGTGCTCTGTTACAACATATTATTTCAGATAACCTAGAAAATAAAGAGGCACAAATTGGACATAAAACACCAACTACCGACACACATACTGAGCAACTTACTCAATAACGAAAGTTATTGCAGACGAGTTATTCCGTATATTAAGCCTGAATACTTTGAAGGTGAACACAGAACTGTATTCGGTCTAATTACAGCATTCGTTGGTAAACATAATAAGTTACCTACTTCAAGTATATTAGAATTGGAACTAAGAAAGATAGATGCTCATGATGATTTACTAAATAACGCATCTCAGTTGGTAAAAGTCCTACAGAAAGAAGAAGTAATAGATACTGATTATCTTATTAAAGAATCAGAAAAATGGTGCAGAGACAGAGCAGTATATCTAGCTATCATGGATTCTATTGGTATCATTGATGGCAAAGATACTAGTAAGACCGATGGTGCTATACCAGAGATACTATCGAATGCTCTAGGAGTTTCATTTGATCAAGCTATTGGTCATGATTATATTGATAATTCAGATGAAAGATTTGATTTCTATAATACGAAAGAAGATAGAACTCCATTTGATTTAGATTACTTTAATAAGATCACTAAAGGTGGCTTACCAAATAAAACACTTAATATTGCCTTGGCAGGAACAGGTGTTGGTAAGTCTCTCTTTATGTGTCATTGTGCCGCATCGGTATTACAACAGGGCAAGAATGTACTTTACATCACCATGGAAATGGCTGAAGAAAGAATTGCAGAACGTATCGATGCTAATCTAATGGACTTACCAATAGAACAACTCGCCAGAATTAATAAATCAACTTTCGATAGTAAAATACAAAAGATTGCACAAGCATCTATAGGTAAACTTATTATTAAAGAATACCCTACAGGTGCAGCACATACAGGTCACTTTAGAGCATTACTTAATGAGCTAAAGATGAAAAAGAACTTTAACCCAGATATGATATACATTGACTACTTGAATATTTGTTCATCAAGTCGTATGAAAGGGCTGGGTGGAAGTATAAATAGTTACTCTTACATCAAAGCCATTGCAGAAGAATTGCGTGGTCTTGCTGTAGAGTTTAATGTTCCGATAGTATCGGCAACTCAAACTACCAGATCAGGATTTGGTAATACAGATGTCGGTCTTGAAGACACATCAGAATCATTCGGGCTTCCAGCCACGGCTGATCTTATGTTTGCTCTAATATCAACAGAGGAGCTAGAAGATTTAGGCCAACTTATGGTAAAACAATTGAAAAATCGTTACAATGATCCGACCAGATACAAGAGATTTGTGGTCGGTATAGATAGAAGTCGGATGAAACTTTTTGATGTAGAAGAAAGCGCACAACAGGACTTAGTCGCCGATAGTGTGCCAGATAAACCAATAGCAACGTGGGGCGACCGAGAGAACAAAGACACGTTTGCTGAATTTAAAATATAGGAGAAATATATGAATATGTTACTAAAAGCTAAAGATTGGACACTAGCTAGACTAAAAGAAAGAACATCACTAGATGGTGTTGCACTAATTGGAGTATGTGGTTCAGTCATTTTATTTGGCGGACTTGCCAAGTTACTGGCCTGGGTTGGATTACTTTGGGGTCTATACACATTGGTAAAAAGTGACTAATATATATGTTTGATGTGAAACTTATATCATATTCGCAGCCACCTGCAGAGGTTGAGTTAAATCCCGATCTCTTGCAGATGGTTGCTTATTGTGCTAGGGTAAGTAATCCTAGTAATCAAAACAATGAAGAAACTTCCGAGAAGCTCGTAAAGTATTTAATTAAACATAAACACTGGAGCCCATTAGAAATGGTAAGTGTATGTATGGAAGTAAATACTACCAGAGATATCGCAAGACAAATTCTTCGCCACAGGTCTTTTTCTTTTCAAGAATTTTCACAACGATACGCAGATCCTACTCAGGATTTAGATTTCGTTACAAGAGAAGCAAGACTACAAGATACAAAGAATAGACAAAATTCTATTGATATACCATTAGAAGATTCAATTAATTATATTTGGGAATCATACCAAGAAGTGATTATTGAAAGATGTAAGAAAGCATATGATTGGGCAATAGAAGCAGGAATTGCAAAGGAACAGGCCAGGGCAGTATTACCTGAAGGTCTGACAATGTCCCGTATGTATGTAAATGGAACTCTTCGCTCTTGGATTCATTATATAGAATTAAGAAGCGCAAATGGCACTCAGAAAGAACATATGGATATTGCAAAAGCAATTGGCGATATCATCTATAAAATCTTTCCAGTTGATGATGTTATATAAGGGGCTGTAGCGCAGTAGGGAGAGCGTCTGGTTTGCAACCAGAAGGTCGGGGGTTCGATTCCCTCCAGCTCCACCATTCTTATAACTAAATGTTACAAGAATGTAACACAATTGTAACAAAAAAGTTTAAGAAACCTCTTTACAAGCACCATTATGCGTAGTATAATAGTAGTATAAATTAATTAAGAGGAACTACATTATGAAAAACCATCCATTTATTTCTAACAACATTCAAGAATTTGGTAATTACCTAACAAAGATCAAGGCAGATTACCACAGATGGCAAGATAGGGCTGACGGTTGTACTAAAGTTAAAGATGCAATGTTTGATGACTTTTGTGAAAACCTAAACTATAAATGTGGTAAGAAATACATGAAGGTTATGAACGGTCATTCAGTTCACTCTTTTATAGTATTGGAAGATGAAGGTAAGTTTAAGGCTGGAGACATTTTAAAACCAGCATCTTGGGCCACTCCGGCTAAAAACTTTGCGAGAGGAAACATTTTAGATCCTAATGTAAGAGTAGCGTGGACTTCAGCCCACTAAAAAAAATGAAAAAAAATGAAAAAAACACTTTACAGCCGAAGAAAAACCAGTTATAATAGTATAGTAAATTAAATTAAAGGAGTTACATTATGAAAAATTCATTTGAGAAACAAGTCATTCAGGACGTATACAACGAGGTTACTGCCCTTACAGATTCAAAAGTATTAAATATATTACACCAAGTATTTGATGTTGATAGTCCTATTAGTGGCAAGACAGTAGGCAGTGATTGGGAAAAATTCATGGCCGAGAAAAGAGTAGTTTTATCTGGCAATCTATATGATGCTTATATGAACGGCTTTCCTAATGCAGAGTTCTGTGAGTGTGGCTCACTTTTGGATATTTGCCCAGATGCTTATGAACACATGACCCACGGAGTATAAATGAGAGCGTTTAAAGAAATCACACAATGGCCAGACGGAACTCTTAACCACACTTATATTCTTAACGATTACGGCCATTTAGTTGGTTATAGAAATACAGTAACCAAAGAATACAAACAATTTAAATCACCTATGAAGCAATTCTCCAAATCTAGGAGAAAGTTCATAGAACTAAAACCAGCATCTAAATATATGGAGACTATATGAAACCTTGGGAAATAATTAAACACCTCGAAACCAATAACTCTAGGCTTTTTAAAGAAGAGGTAGTTTCCCAAAACATTGATGATAAAGAATTCCAAACCGGAGTTAAACTTGCCCTTAACCCTTATGATACATTCGGCGTTAAATTGATACCTATTTCTAAGAAGGATGGATCAGGGTTAGAGGCAAGTGAATTTATGAAACTGGCCCTATCACTTTCCTGTAGATGTCTTACAGGTAATGCAGCGAAGGCAGAGATAGAAGAAACAATGAATAAGGCGACAATGGATCAGTGGAACTATTGGTATCGCAGAATACTTCTTAAAGATTTAAAATGTGGAGTATCAGAAAAAACAATCAATAAGATGGGTAAGAAAATTGGATTTGAGATTCCAAGATTTCATTGTATGTTGGCCACAAATGGCGAGAACAATAAACACATGAAAGGTGAATGCCTTATCGAGTACAAGTATGATGGGGTAAGAGCTATCACTATAGTAAATAATGAAAAGGCCACTATCTATTCTAGGAATGGTAAAGTATATTCCAACTTTCCTCATATCGAAGAAGCCTTGAGTCAGCCAGAGTTCGAAGGAATGGTATTTGATGGCGAGATTATGAGTGATAACTTTACAAGTCTTATGAAACAAGTACATAGAAAAGAAGGAGCTCAAACAGAAGATGCATATCTAGCTCTCTTTGATATGATTACTATAGAAGAATTTAATGCAGGAGTTTCAATAGACGGCTGTTACGATAGAAAGATTGATATGGAAGAATCACTCCATGGCCTATTACCAGATTGTATTAGATTAGTTGATTATGAAATTATCGACCTAGAACAAGAACATGATGTATTCATGCAGATTAATAAAGAAGCCATAGAAAATGGTTATGAAGGAATTATGGTAAAACCAGTAGATGGTTTATATGAATGCAAAAGAAGTAATGCTTGGTTTAAGATCAAGCCATATATCGAAGTGACCCTTACAGTAGAAAGTATAGAAGAAGGTCAAGGAAAATTCGAAGGAACAACAGGTGCACTAGTATGTGCGGGACACGATGAAGGCAAAGATATTAAAGTCAATGTCGGTGGTGGTCTTACAGATGTTATTAGAGATAGTATTTGGAAAGATCAAGATGCTGTATTAGGCCAGTTGATAGAGATTAGAGCAGACTCTATATCTCAAAACCAGGATGGGACTTATTCATTAAGATTCCCAAGATTTAAAACATTTAGAGGGTTCGTCCCAGGAGAAAAATTATGAGTAAAAGTAAATATGACTATAAGGGAATTGATAAAGATTCTACAATCGTGTGGAAGCCAAGAGTATATGACGATCCATTTAAATTCGATTTTGATACAGTTAAGGCTAGAATTGAAAAGGCCGAATCAGAAGGTTATACTGATGATGTAGAAACTATTAAAACAAATATTAAAAGAGTTGTTAGAGATAACCCAGGAATGTTTGATGACTTCTTGGAATTAGTATAATGGAACCAGCAGTACCCCAAAGTTGGAAAGTCCTCGCCCAGGAAAAGGGCGGGGGTAAAGTAGTTGCAGAATATTTATTTGCTGTTGAAGAAGAGGCTAAACTTTTTCAAAAAGATATGAAATATAGAGGCTACAAAACGGAGTTGGAACATATTATATGGAATACTTAATATTTATTGCATGTATCATTGGTGTTGGATATTCATCTTATAAAATAGGTGTTAGAGAAGGTGCTGAACGAACAGTAGAAAAGCTAATAGAATCCCGTCTACTCAAAATAGATCACAGAGGTAATCTAACCTCAGGTAAGTAGGTCTCCAAATATTATAAATAGTATTATAAAAACTTTACAGCCAGTTGGTTTTGTAGTATAATAAATTATATTTAATAAACGGAGACAATATGATAAGATTTAAAAACAGTTTTATGATAGAAGAGCTTAGTGCTCTATCAACTACTGATGATAATCTCAATGCAGTGAAGCTAGTACAAGCAATAGATGATGCAATTGCATCCATTGATACAGAAGTAGAATTAGACCTTAGATCAGGCAAATCAAACTCAAAAAAGATTGGCATATCTCAACTGGCAGAAGATAAAAAACGAACACTCTTTGCAGGTCTTGCAAGAGAAGTAATAGATAAAGACCCTAACCTAGACCTTATTAAGATTAGTGGTGCAAGGGCTGAGAAAGATTACTACTTTAAACATAAAGATATGGAAAAAGCCATTTATGTAAATGTTAGACCAACAGGTGGCCGTAGCTCTCTCGGAGATGATCCACATGAACTTATGACTGCTGCGTTATGTCTCTTCCCTAAGAAACATAATATTACCAATTCAGATGAAATGGATAAACTAATAGAATTAGTAAGAGGCCAATTAAAGAAAGTAAGAGGATATAAACAGTCACAAGTTGATTCCCTACTCGGTAGTTACCCTAACTTAGCCCAAGCAGTATCAGCCGCAAATATTATTATAGATGCAGGATATGGTGGTGCTGATATGGTTTATCTTACAGGCCAATCTTGGGACGATGATGTAAAACAATTTAAAATGTCCAAATATGGGATGCAAGATTTTAATAGTTCTGATTTTATTATTAAGAAAGGTAATAAGTTTCTAGGAGTATCTTTAAAGAAAAAGAAAAGAACTACAGAAGAAGATCCAACACTGATTAATAAATCATTTACAAAGCTACTTAATGAACCTAAACTTAAAAAGTTAAAACAGGCAGTAGAGGATGATGCAGGTAGATTTTACGTTCACGTAATCAATCTTGCTCAAAGATTAAGAAAAAGATATCCCGGCGTGATGTCTGATGAATTATATGATGAATTAAAAAAGAATCCAGCATCAGTAAAAAACTGGAAAAAATATATTAACAGAGTTCCTAATGATTTAATTAATAGAGTATTAAAAGGTAAGAGAACATTATTCAGAATGATGGGAGAAACAATCCTTGGTCAGTCTGATCTCTTTTCTAATATTCTGGTACAACTTATTTTTAAATCAGATCTAAAAGAACTACAGAAAGTAAACTTTGATTTTGCTCTAGTAACAGGAATAGGTGACTACGGCCCAAGAAAAGGTGTTGTGGTAGAGAAGGGCGAATATAAAGATATCGATACAGTTTCAAGTAAACTAGAAGATTTATTCTCCCAGGGCAAACCTAATATGCAATACACTCCAGGTGCAAAACAAGCATTCGACCCTGGATCAGGAGCGGCCAATTTAAAGTTTACTCTCTTCATTGGTAAAGTGCCTATAACTAATATTATACTTAGATATAAAGGCAACTTTTCAAGTGCCCCCAATTTTAATGCTACTATGACAGATGAATTTAAGAGGTTATATAAATGAAAAGATTAAGCAATTATACGCCTCTTCAAGAGGCAGCAAAAAATACTCACATGACACACATAGAGGATTTAATCCTTGATGGTGGAGTCAAGGGGGCTCGCCAAGCTATCCTAGCGCTTAGAAGTCTAAGGGATATGTTATCGGGAAACGCCAAAGCACCAGTGGACGTTACGGTCAAGTGGGACGGAGCCCCCGCCGTCTTTGCAGGAGAGGATCCAGAGACTGGAGAATTCTTTGTTGCCAAGAAAGGTATCTTTGCTAAAAATCCAAAAGTATACAAAAATTATGCTGACATTGATGCAGATACATCGGGTGATCTTAATAAGAAATTAAAACTAGCCTTCGATAGTCTTAAAACTCTAGGTATTAAAGGAGTTATTCAGGGCGACTTTATGTATGATAAGGCTGATCTAAAGAAAGAAAAAATCGATGGAGAACCTTATATCGTGTTTCATCCCAATACTATTGCATATGCAGTTCCTGCAAAGAGTGCTTTAGCAAAAGAAATTACGGATAGTAAGATTGGTATTGTTTGGCACACTTCTTATAGTGGTGCTACATTTGAAACTATGAGAGCAGAGTTTGGTAGAGAGATAGTACCAAAATTAAAGAAATCAAAAGATGTATGGATGCAAGATGCTACATTGCCCGATTTATCTGGTACAGCAACTCTTACAGCCAAAGAAACTGCAGAGTTAAATAAAAACTTATCTAGTGCTGGTAAGATATTTAAACAGATTGGTGCAACAGTACTAAAAGAAATAGAATCAAATAAAGAATTGAATTTAGTAATTAATATTTACAATAATAGAATGGTAAGAGAAGGGCAAAGAATTGGTGATACTAAGAAACATGCCACTGGCTTAGTTATGTTTGTAAATGATAGGTATCAAAAAGAGATTGATAAAAGATCATCTGATAAAGGAAAACAGACTCAAATAGATAAGCGAGATGCATTATTAAAGTTTTTTAGTAAGAATAATATAAAAAACTTAAAATTAATCTTCGATTTACAGAATTTTGTAATAAATAGTAAATTAATTCTTATAAATAAACTAAACAGTCTTAATAAAATTAATACTTTCGTTAAGACTAAATCCGGATTTAAAGTAACCAACCAAGAAGGTTTTGTTGCTATAGATAAAATGGAAGGTGGCGCTGTTAAGTTGGTGGATAGATTAGAATTCTCCTACAACAACTTCAGTAAAGATATAATTAAAGGTTGGGATAATCCTAACTAATGGGAACCAGGGATAAATGAAAAACTTTAGCGACTATATAGTCGAATCGACAAAAGAAATTACAATAGTATTCGGCAGATTTAACCCGCCTACTATTGGGCACGAAAAACTTTTTGAAGTACTTAAAAAGGCATCACGTGGAGGAGCATATAGAATATATGCATCTCAATCCCAAGACCCTAAAAAGAACCCACTCGGATTTAAAGATAAAGTAAAATTCCTTAGAAAAATGTTTCCAAGACATGCAAGAAACATCATGGCAGATAGTGATGTTCGAACAGTTATTGAAATTGCAGTTAAGTTATATGACCAAGGGTTTACTAAAATGAATATGGTTGCTGGGTCAGATAGAATAAAAGAGTTTGAAATACTACTTAACAAATATAATGGTGTTCAGGCAAGACATGGGTTCTATCAATTCGAAGAAAAAATTAAAGTAATATCTGCTGGAGAACGTGATCCAGATTCAGAAGGTGTTACAGGAATGTCGGCTAGTAAAATGAGAGCCGCGGCAGCAGATAAAGATTTACAACTATTCTCTACTGGTCTTCCGAAAGGTTATACAGGAGCAGCAGACTTATTCAATGCAGTAAGAAAAGGGATGGGTCTTAAAGAAGAGAAAAGCTTTAGGTCTCACATAGAACTACCTACTGTATCAGAAACAAGAGAACAGTTTATTTTAGGTGATATCTTTAATGTTGGTGATCTAGTAAAATTAAAAGAAGATAATACAGAAGGCAATATTATTACTAAAGGTGCCAATTATCTTACAGTAGCATTTAAAACAGGTAATAAAAAAGTTTGGTTAGAACAAGTAGAGCTAGTTAAAGAAGGTGGAGAAGATCCAGATATTGGTAAAAGAAAAGGATCACAACCTGCAGGGTACTATAAAGGTTTAGGTAAATCAACTAAATCTAAAAGAGCGGCCCACTTTAAGAAGTTCGGTAAGAAAGATGATGATAATCCAGGAGCATATAAACCAGCACCTGGTGATGCAACAGCAAAAACTAAACCATCTAAACACACTAAGAAATTTAAACAGATGTATGGTGAAATGGCCAAACATCTAACTTTTGAAGATTATATAATAACAGAACAAGATAGTAAAAAGTCATTAATGAAAAAGGCTGATAAGTCAGGAATGCCATATGCTATCTTAAAGAAAGTTTTTGATAGAGGAGTTGCAGCTTGGAGAACAGGTCATAGGCCGGGCACTACTCCTGTACAATGGGGATTAGCACGAGTTAATTCATTCGTAACAAAGTCTGCTGGAACATGGGGTAAAGCAGATAAAGATTTGGCCGCAAAGGTTAGGGGATAACAATGAAATTTAAACAACTAAGAGAAAAATATAGAAGTAAATACCCTGCGTCTTTAGTAGCCGCAGCAGTAAAAATTGCAATTGATATGGGCGGTAATATGACCGGGGCCTATAAAAAGATCGAAGCAATGAAAAGAGGTCTTGCAGATGACCCTATTGTTGCAGATGCATTAAAACAGGCAAACGAATCTGTTAATGAAGAGTTGGGTGAAGTAAGACCTTTTAAAAAGGGCTGGTCACCAGCTGAATGGAGAATTGTAAGAAAAGATAAAAAGATTGAAAAAGATATAGAAAAATTTTATAAGTCTATGGGTGGAAAGTATGGTGACCCTAGAAAAGCCATGACAGTAAAACAAGCCGAAAAGAATATTCCATATTTATATAAACACGTTGTTAGTAATTTTGGTGTTGTTAATAACACTTCATTGGCCAATGCTATTATGAAATTTTATGACCATTGGGATGATGGTAAGGGTGTTTATAAATATGAATCTGTTAATGAAGACTATGCTCAAGATTTAGATCTTGCTCAAAAAAATATGGCAAGACTTGCAAAGAAAGAAAAAGGTCAGGATAAAAAAGATTACGAAGCAGTAGCAAGAGCTCTTAATCAAGGTAACCTTGGTGCAGTTAAGAAAGTAATCAAAAGTATTAGTACAGATGAAATCAGAGCAGATATTTTAAATGTCCTTGTAGGTTATAATGATCTAATTGCTAAGATGTATCCTAAAGCAGTAGATAATAAAGGTAATCTTAAACGTGGCTTGACTGTAGGTAAGATGATTAAAGATGATTTTAACGAAGCAGTATCTCCAGAAGAGAAAGCACAACTTGCTCTTAAACATGCAAAAGAATTAGAAACTATTAAAAAGAAGCATGAAAGAGAAAAAGAAAATATGAAAGAAGAAGAAGCTGTATCTCCTGCTCAACAAGCCGCTATTGCAATTGCAAAGAAAAAGGCTAAAAAGGTAGTAGAAAACTATATGGCCGAAAACTATAGAACTCTTGCAAAACACGGAATGGGTGCAGAAACTAAGAAGTCAATTAAAGTTGGTACAGAAGTAGATTACTATCGTGCTGATGGTGCTAAGTATATGGGTAAAGTTACTAAGATGACACCAACAACTTATATTGTTAAAGATACTAAGAATGGTAAGAACTATCAGTTTACATACCATGATAGAATGAAAGCAAAGGCACTATTAAAGAAATGAGCGACTTTAAAGATTTCATAGAAGGAAATGGTCTTTGGGCCAATATCCATAAGAAAAGAAAGGAAGGCCGACCAATGAGGAAGGCAGGTTCAAAAGGAGCACCTACTAAACAAGACTTTAAAAGAGCTCGAAGTGAAGACTTAGAAGAAGCGCCATTAGTAATGAACGATATGGATATGGTAAAAACTTTATTTAATAAGATTTCATCTGATATGAGTAAGAATAGTAGAAGTAAAAGACCAGAGAAAAATTGGCCTGTATTACAACAACTAGCTAAGATTGCTGGTTATGGTATTACTAAATCAGGCCAAGATAAAAACAAATCATTTAGGTACGATTTAAAGAAATGATAAACTTTAGAGAACATTCAGAAATGATGGAAGGAGTAAATGATCCTTCTATTTTTAAAGCAGTATTCCTAGCAGGAGGCCCAGGTTCTGGTAAGTCTTTTGTAGTGGGTAAAACTTCTTTAGCTTCTTTAGGTTTTAAGATTATTAATTCAGATACTAATTACGAAAATGCATTAACTAAGGCTGGTCTTACTATGGATCCTGAAGATATATTTTCAGTACAGGGTCAAGCAATTAGAGATAAAGCAAAGGCAATTACAGGTAAACAATTAGAAAGAGCACTTATAGGAAGATTAGGTGTAGTTATAGATGGTACGGGAAAAGACTATACTAAAATAAAAACTCAGGTAAATAAGTTAAGGGAAATAGGATACGCAGTTCATATGATCTTTGTTAATACAGATTTAGAAACTGCGCAACAAAGAAATAAATCCAGACCTCGTGTGTTACCTGCGGATCAAGTAGAAAAAATGTGGAAAGATGTTCAAAAGAACATTGGTAAGTTTCAAGGGCTGTTTCGTAATAGAATGACCGTAGTAGATAATTCTACAGGTGCCAATATAGACACCTCAACATTAGAAGCGTATAAAGATATAAAAAGATGGGCATCTAAACCACCCGAGAATTCAATAGCTCAAAAGTGGATAAAGAGTCAAAGGAAATAAAATGCATAGTTTCTTAGAACATATAGAAGAAAGATTCGGAATTTATGAAGGTCAGCATGTACCTTTAGATCAGCCAATGATTGAACTAACAGAATCTGAATATCAGGGTAGAGATGTAGAACTTAACTCCCCCAAAAGATCAAGCGGTAAAAAGAAATATGTGGTTTACGTTAAAAATCCTAAAACAGGAAACGTAAAGAAAATAGAATTTGGTGATGCCAAAGGCGGCCTCACTAGTAAGATTAACGATAAGGGGGCAGCTGCTTCCTTTGCAGCCAGACATAACTGTGATACAAAAACAGATAAGATGTCATCAGGTTATTGGGCATGTAGATTACCTCGTTATGCAAAACAATTAGGATTATCAGGTGGTGGAAATTACTTTTGGTAAACCGTACTGGGAAGATGCGGACATAAGAGAATTTGATCCTTTAAGGGAAGATGCTGAGTTTGTTTGGCATAGAGATAAAGAAGATAGAGAGATAGAAATATTAGACGGCGAGGGTTGGCAATTTCAATTACAAGATTGTTTACCATGGTTATTAAAAAAAGGAATGGTATTTAACATTAAAAGAGAAGAGTACCATAGATTAATCAGGGGTGTTACTCCACTTAAATGCAGGGTTTATAAACATGGCAACAGCAGCAGAACAAAGAGCTGAACAATCAGCTCGTCTGGATAGAATAGAACAAAAAATAGATCAGATGTCTGAGGCTATTATAGCTTTAGCCCGTGCAGAAGAAAAGATTATAACTCTTACTGATTTTGGTAAACAACAAGGGCAACAGATATTAACTCTTATAAATAGAGTAGATAGATTAGAAGATTTGGTGAGGCAGAATGCTTCAACAGTAAATGTTATCAACAAGATATTCTGGGTAGTCATCGCGGCAGCAGCCACAGGGATTACAGGAATGCTTTTCATGCACTAACAGGAGGAAAACATGAAATTAAATGATAAAGTAACCCTGGACATTGCTGCAACTGTAAAAGATGTAGTAGAGGGTAAAGTAAAAAAAGAAGAGGCTAAATATCCTCACGATATGTTTCATCCCGAAACTGGTGAGAAGAAAGTAGCTAAAAATGAGAAAGACCATAAAGAACTTTCTAAGAAAGGTTATACTCACGACAAGCCAAAAAATGAATCGCCTGAAGAGCCTAGAGCAAAGGGTGAGAAAGATTTTAAAGCTTTACATAAAGTTAAAGCTTCTGGCGAGAAAGATATGGATGGTACAGTAGTTAAAGAAACCAAACATGAGGAAGAAGAATCTCAAGAAGAGGCTAAACTTTCCGAAGAAGAGAAGTATAAACTTTTCTTTGCAAAGGCTTTGAAAAAGTTTGGTGCAAAATCACCTGCTGAATTAGATAAAGAAAAAAGAAAAGAATTCTTTAACTATGTAGACAAGAACTATAAAGCAAAAAGTGAAGATGTTCAAGAAGATGTTAGGGACATGAAAAACTATAAAGATAAAAATCGTAGAGGACACGAAGCCAGAGCATCTATCGAAGTAGTTAAAGGTAATAGTTCTAATAAGTTTAATGATGATTTTGGATTTACTAAAGCTGAAATGGATCAGATGGATAAACTAATTAGTAAAATTAAAAAAATGCATGTAACTAGCTTTGATGGTGGTTCTTCTGCTCCAGCATCTTTAGAATTTTACGGTGATGAAGCTTCTTTAACTAAGTTTCTTGCTGATAGAAATGTACAAAAGATTGTTAAAAAATATAAGGCTAAGGTAAACGGACCAACTTTAAATAAGTAACTACTGGCCTTTTTTGGAAGTATATATAATATATGATGAAAATATTTGACACACTGACTAATAAGAACTTTAAGCTCTTTGCAATGAACAACTATAACAATCCAGAATGTATTGAAGTAGAAGAATTTGAAGAGGACTTAAACAGATTTAAATATGTAAAACGATTATTAAGTCGTTATGAGTTACATGATGATTTACAAGAACGATTAATATTAAATCATCTTATTGTAATATATAACGTATTCGGTATTGAAAATGCTAATAAGATGATAGAATTTAAGGTAGAGCAAATTCACTACCCGTATCTAAAACCCTTTTTAGTATTTTTAAACTATTTAAGAGAAGATCAGTGGGTAGATATACCTATGGATCAATATATTATTAAAGTATTAAGGGAAATTTAATGGGAGTTTTATCCAGAACAGGTGATTTAGTATACGCCTTTAGATTTTTAAGGCTACTTACTACGCCGTGGGAAAAGTCCAAAGCCTTTGAGTTAGGCCTAGTTGATGAGAATGGTAAAAAGTTAAAGAAGGCAACATCACCAGAAGAAAAATCTGCCTATACTGTTTTTCATAGATTAGTATTTAACTTAAAAAGAATACTAGGTAAACTTCCATTTGGTAAAACTAAACTTGCAAGTTATGCAGCAGCACTCTTCTTAATTAAAGAGCAGACTGGTATGTCAGAAGAGTCAATTAAAAAAGTTTTAACAAAAGTTATTGGTGACTTTGAAAATGATATATTGGAAGAGTCAACTTGGTTTCAAGAAGATAATAGATTGAGACCAGGTGTATATACATTAACAGAGGACATAGCATCACCACAGACGGGTGAAATTATTGCGATGTCTAAAACTAAAGTAAGGGTTGATGAATTTTTAGATCCGGTGGATAAATTCTTTAACCAAAATATATACGAAGTGCATCACGTTCAAACAGCACAGAAGATATATATAAGTAATAGGAATTTAATAAGATGAAATCATTTAAAGATATTTGGGAAGATGCCGCAGCCAATTCAGTAGGTGCTGGTGGTGTTTCAATGCCTTCAGATGCCATGTCACCTGATGCACATAAGAAACATAAACAAAGAAATAAGAAAGAAGGCCCACGTTACGATGGTAGAACCAAAGAAGGTAGAAAATTCGTAGAAAGAATGCTTCGAAGAAAGAAAGTAAGAGAACAAAAGAAGGAATTAATGGCCCAAAAAAGTAATCTGAAGACACTAGATACTAAGAATTAATTAGGAAAGGTATATTATGACAAAAATATTTATGGGTATAATTGGGGCGATGGGATTATCATTCTTTCTCTATTATACATTTGCTGTTGTCCCTATGAAGAATAAGATAGAAGAACAGACAGCAGTTATTCTGGCACAAGATCTCCGAGATCAGGAACAAAAAGCCACCATTCAATCCATTCAAGCAAATCTAACAAGAACAACTCAAGCTATGGCTGGGTTACAAGCAAGTAACCAGCAGTATGAAATCCAGATGAATGAACACTTGGATATATTTAGACGCCATAGTATTACTAAGTTGGCCAGTGCAAAACCTGGTTTAATAGAACTTAGAGCAAATAATAGAACTAAGGAGGTATTCGATGCAATTGAAGAAGATAGCAATCGTATTAGCAGCCTTAACGATTAGTGGATGTGCCCTATTACAGGGGCCTCGTGAAGTAGAGATTATAACTAAACCAATACAAATAGATATTGTTCAACCTACTCTACCACGCCCTATGGACTTAAAAGAACCAAGGTGGTATGTAGTATCTGATGCTACTATTATTGAAAACTGTTTAAAGAATGAAGAAGGAAACTCAGATTGTTCTTTAGGTAGAGAAGATATATATCCAGACGGGTATACATATTTAGATAGATTTATTGATGATATTAAAAAACAGCATGGGGGAGATATAGTTTTCTTTGCTATGACTGCGGAAGACTATGAACTAATGTCTTATAATACACAAGAAATAAAAAGATATATTAACCAACTTGGAGAAGTAATAGTATATTATAGGAACGTAACGATCAATGATGAAAATGGTGCGGCAGTTGAAATTAAAGTGGAGGAACAGAATGGCGTCAACGAGAATGAAAGTGGAAAGGAGTAAATGGGAAAGGGCAGTAATTGCAGCTAAGTTATCTGCAATTGCATATATGAATGAGAAACCAGCAATTACAGCGGCAAAGAAATTAGGATTTGCCTGGGTTAAGTTAATATCTAAAGATGGTGCAGAAGTACTAATCGCAAAAGATAGAAATGATTTATGGTTTGCATTTAGAGGAACAGAACCAAGTAAGTTAAATGATGTTATGGCAGACTTAAAAGTATTTAAGAATTCTGCGATGGCAGGTGGTAAAGTACATGGTGGTTTCCAACAAGAAGTAGATGATTTATGGATGGAAATAGTAAAAGAATTAGAGCACAATGACCAACTAAAAGTAAGAAAAGATGTTTACTTTACAGGACATTCACTAGGTGCAGCAATGGCAACTATTAGTTCTACTAGATATCAACCACATGAACTCTTTACATTCGGTTCACCAAGAGTGGGTGGAAAAAGATTTATTAAAAATATTAAATGCCCTCATTATAGATTTATGAATAATAATGATATAGTTTGTAGAATCCCTCCAGCATGGCTAGGATTTAGACACCATGGAGAAATGATTTACTTTAATAGAAATGGTGATAAACAACCTAAACCAACTTGGGGTGATATGTTCTATGGTATCTTTAACTCATGGAAAAGATTTAAATTCTTTGATGGAGTTGTAGATCATGGAATGCCTAACTATGTAAAAGCAATCAAAAGACTAGATAAGGTGGAGAAATAAAATGCATTGGCTAATTGTTCTTTCACTAAAATCAATACTATCCTCGATCATTGGTAGTTCTTTCTATCAATGGTTTCAGGGTACTGCACTTGGTATTTGGTTCCAAAAACAAGTAGATAAGTTTATGGAATACTTTGCCAAAAAATATGAACTTGAAGTATTAAAGAAAGATGCTAAGTTCAGAAAACAATATCCTCTTGCCGCAGAGAGGTTAGATGCCCTTGAGGCCAATTCTCATCCATGTAAAGAGTTACATGAATTCGAAGCTTATCCAAAGCTTATAAAAAGAATAGAGAAATTAGAAAAAAATAGTAAATAACTATTTACAAGCACGTAAAAGTGTAGTATAATATATACTATTAAAACCGAGAAATATAATGATAGGCACTAACACTATGGCTATACAAGTCACAAAAAGAAACGGCGATAGCCAAGATTTCGATTTAGAAAAAGTACACAAAGTTTTAGAGTGGGCAACCGAGGGGCTTACTGGCGTTTCAATGTCAGAAATAGAACTTAAGGCTAACATCCAACTCTATGATAAAATCCCAGCATATGATATTCATGAGCTACTTATTAAGTCTGCTGCAGAACTCATATCTGAACACACCCCAAATTACCAATTCGTTGCCGCAAGGTTAATTTCTTATAAACTAAGAAAAGAAGTTTATGGTGATTATAAACCATGGCCACTTGCACATCTTATCATTGAAAATATATCCCGTGGGGTATATGATGGTGAAATAATGAAAAGTTACACCCGCGATGAAGTAGATGAATTGGACAAATATATTAAACATGATAGAGACGACCATTTCACTTATGCTGGTATGGAACAATTTAGAGGTAAGTACTTAGTACAAGATAGAAAGACAAAAGAACATTATGAAACACCTCAGATGTTGTATATGATGGTCTCAGCTACATTATTTAGTGATTACCCAAAAGATATAAGAACGAAATACGTAAAGGATTATTACGATGCAATTTCTCAATTTTATATATCGTTACCTACTCCGATCATGGCTGGAGTTCGTACACCAACGCGACAGTTTTCATCTTGCGTACTTATTGAATCTGGCGATAGCCTTGACTCTATTAATTCTACTGCTTCTTCTATTGTCAAGTACATAAGTAAGAAGGCCGGTATAGGAATTAATGCAGGACAGATAAGGGCAGCAGGTGCAAGAGTTGGTGATGGATCAGTAGTACATACAGGACTCATACCATTCTTAAAATACTTTCAGTCTGCAGTTAAGTCTTGTTCACAAGGTGGCGTTAGAGGTGGGGCGGCTACAGTCTATCTACCTATATGGCATTATGAGTTTGAAGATTTAGTAGTACTAAAGAATAATAAAGGCACAGAAGAAAATAGAGTCCGACATATGGACTATGCATTCCAACTCAATAAATTAATGTATGAGAGATTATTATCAGGTGGTAATATAACACTATTTGATCCTAATGATGTTCCAGGGTTATATGAAGCATTCTTTGATGATCAAGATAAATTCAAAGAACTTTATGAGAAGTATGAAAGAGCATACTCCATTCGCAAGAAAACAATACCAGCATTAGAAGTATTCCAAAAACTACTTACCGAGAGAAAAGATACGGGTAGAATATATGTGATGAATGTAGATCATGCAAACGATCATGGTTCATTTATTGCAGAAGAAGCACCTATTAAACAATCTAATCTATGCTGTGAGATTAATCTTCCTACTAATCCTTTAGAAAGTATGAATGATGAAAACGGAGAGATATCTCTTTGTACTCTATCAGCAATTAATTGGGGTTTAATAAATGACCCTAAAGACTTTGAAAAATATTGTAATCTATCAGTAAGGGCACTAGATCAACTCTTAGATTACCAAGACTATCCTATTCTTGCTGCAGAAAGTTCAACCATTGATAGACGGCCATTAGGTATTGGTATTATTAATCTAGCATTCTTCTTGGCCAAAAGAGGTCTTAAATATGATGAAAGTGCATTCGAAGTAGTAGATGAATACGCAGAAGCATGGAGTTACTATCTTATTAAGGCATCTGCAGACTTGGCAAAAGAAAAAGGCAAAATACCTTTAAATAATCAGACAAAATACGCGTTTGGAGATACGCCAAATACTACATATAAGAGTGCAGTAGATAATTTAATAGAGCATAAAGAAAGGTTACCTTGGGACGAATTGAGAACTCAACTTAAAACCACTGGTATCCGAAACAGTACTCTCATGGCATTAATGCCCGCAGAAACATCTGCACAGATTTCTAATAGTACAAATGGTATTGAACCACCACGTGCTTTAGTATCATATAAACAATCTAAGGATGGTGTTCTGGCCCAAGTAGTTCCAGGGTATCATTATCTTAGAAATAAATATGATCTACTCTGGGATCAAAAATCTCCAGATGGATATCTAAAGATATGTGCTATCTTACAGAAGTATGTTGATCAAGGTATTAGTGTCAATACTTCTTATAATCCAGAACACTACGAGGATAATAAAATTCCTATGTCGGTGATGCTACAAGATTTAGTTACATCTTATAAGTATGGATTAAAACAACTTTATTACTTCAATACCTATGATGGTGCTGGAGAAATGAAAGAAGAGTTACCAGAACTCGAACAGACTATCGTTGATGAAGATGATTGCGATAGTTGTAAAATATAGAAAGGAAAGATAATGAGATTATCAAAAAATTTTACTCTTCAGGAGTTTACAAAGTCGCAGACTGCTACTAGATTAGGGTTAGACAATGAACCTAATAGATCACATTTAAGTAATGCGAAAGATTTATTTAAATGGGTAGTACAACCGGTGCGTGATCACTTTGGGCCAACAGTAATTAATTCTGGGTATAGAGGCCCTGCACTTAATACGGCTGTAGGAGGTTCTAAAACATCTCAACATTGTTTAGGTGAGGCAGTAGATATAGAATGTCCAGGTGTTTCTAATGTTGAAGTTGCAGAATGGATTAGAGATAACTTAAAGTTTGATCAACTTATTTTAGAATTCCATACTAAAGGAATTCCAGATAGTGGATGGGTTCACGTATCTTATAAGAACCCAAAAGAAAACAGGCAGAAGTCCATGACTGCCCTAAAAGAAAATGGTAAGACGGTATATAAATTAGGAATAAATTAAAGGAAAAATTAATGACAGTTTTGAGCAAGAACAAAAAATCACATCTAAATAAAAATATGTTTTTAGATGAAGCAGTAGATGTACAACGGTTCGATATATTAAAATATCCACAATTGGATAAGATAACAGAAAAGCAATTAGGATTCTTCTGGAGACCAGAAGAGGTAGATATTTCAAAAGATAAAAAGGACTTTGAGGGGCTAACTGAGCATGAACAACATATCTTTACATCTAATCTTAAAAGGCAGATTCTACTCGATTCTGTTCAAGGCAGAGCTCCTAATATGGCGTTTCTACCTATCGCATCGTTACCAGAAGTTGAAAACTGGATTGAAACATGGAGTTTCTTTGAAACTATCCACTCACGATCTTATACTCATATTATTAGGAACATATATGCTAATCCTTCTACTGTTTTCGATAATCTATTGGATGTAAAAGAAATATTGGAATGTGGTAAAGATATCGCACAATACTATGATGACTTAATAGATGCAAATCATGGCCCTACTAATAAGATGGATCATAAAAGATCACTATACATGGCTATGTTAAGTGCCAATGCTCTAGAAGGTGTACGTTTTTATGTATCCTTTGCATGTTCATGGGCCTTTGCAGAACTTAAAAAGATGGAAGGTAATGCCAAGATCATCAAGTTTATTGCCCGTGATGAAAATGTCCACCTTGCCTCAACCACTACTATGTTAAAACAACTAGTAAAAGAAGATAAAGATATGGCAAAGATTGCAAAAGAATTAGAACCAGAAGCAATTAAATTATATCAATCAGTTATTGAACAAGAGAAATCATGGGCAGACTATCTCTTTAAAGATGGTTCAATGATTGGCCTTAACTGTAATATTCTAAAAGACTATATAGAATGGATAGGCTGTAAAAGAATGAGAGCAATTGGATTGCCTTGCCCTTATACAGTAAGTAAAATGAATCCTTTACCATGGACGGAAAAGTGGATCGGTGGTGGTAATGTCCAAGTGGCACCACAAGAAACCGAAATTAGTTCATACGTTGTTGGTGGAGTAAAACAAGATGTGGATGATACCACATTAAAAGGAATGAGTTTATGATACATATACCATGGTTTACTAAACCCGAAAAGGTATTACAGGTCGTAAATCTTTCCCCAAGTGAATCTTGGATTGAAAAATTAACAGAAGTACACCCAATGAAGCAAATATTCTGGGCCGCAGTCATACAGGTTGCAGTGTTTGGTTTTATGTTGTTATCATTTTGGGTAATAAATGGAGTAGTACAATGATAGAAATATATGGCAAACCTAATTGTCCATACTGCGTTATGGCAGTAAACCTAGTAACTGAACATAAATTAGAATATACATATAAATCCCTGGATAAAGATTTTGATAGAGATGCATTATTTAAAATCTTTCCTACAGCAAGAACATTCCCACAAATAAAAGTTAATGAAAATAATATCGGAGGATATCAAGAACTTAAGGAATGGGTTGATAGTAATGTATAATAGTTCAGACCCTACTCATTGGTATACTCATAACTGCGAATATTGCTACTCAGAAACCAAGATACATTTTACTGATGAAAAACCAGATAATGTATTCTGCCCAGTTTGTGGCACAGCCACTGAACCAGATTCTGATTCAAAAGAATTAAATTTTAACTACTAAATATAAGTATGAATGAATGGCATTACGAAGGCACAGAATGGTTAACTCCCGAAGGCTTCAATCCCAAAGACGCATACGGTTTTGTTTATCTGATAACGAACAAGAAAACAGACCAGAAGTATATTGGAAAGAAGTTCTTTTGGAGTCAGAAAACTCTACCCATAACAAAGAAAAGAAAACGCCGTAAGAAACTCTTGGTCGAATCAGATTGGAGAAAGTATTGGGGATCCAGTAAACATCTGCAAGAGGATATAGATAAGTATGGAGAAGATAACTTTACCAGAGAGATCATCCATCTATGTAAAACCAAGGGCGAATGTGCTTACTTAGAGGCCAAAGAACAGTTTGACCGCGATGTATTACTTACTGATGATTACTATAATGGTATTATTCAGATAAGATTAGGCGGTAATGCAGTAAAAAACTTATAAAAAACACTTTACAAGCAGAAGGATTTGTAGTATAATATATCTATTATGGGAAAGTTAATACAGTTTCCGACAGGAAAAGAAATTAAACAAGATGAAAGTGGTAATCACGAGGACTTGGTAGATACTCTATCCAATGAATCTATAGAGATTGCACAACATCTAGTGCACCAAATGGCCGCAGAAATAGAATATATGGACTATGGCTGGTTGCAAGGATTCGATATAGAAGATGAACAGTATGGCGAGAGTAGAGATGCTTTTGTAATTGTCAATATGATATATGCCATGTTACTTAGATATATTGAAATCCCCCATAAACTCCAAAAAGATATGGATAATACCTATATAAAAATTAAGAAAATGCAAGCCACATTGGCTAAGGAAGATACAACAGATAATGATATTACTTGATTATAGTCAGATCGCACTATCCAACATCATAGTGCAAAAATTAAATGATGAAGATATGATAAGACACATGATACTAAACAGTATTCGAATGTACAATAAAAAGTATCGTGGTGAATACGGCCAAATGGTGATCTGTGCTGACGGCATGAATACATGGAGAAGAGATTATTTTCCAGAGTATAAAGCCAATAGAAGAAAAGGTAGAAGTGAAGATACTGGAACAGACTGGAACGAAATCTTTAGAATACTTAATTTAGTTAGAGAAGAGATTTCCCAAAACTTACCTTATAAAGTATTACATATGGAAGGCTGTGAGGCAGATGATATTATCGGTACACTTGCTATGCAAACCCAAGAGTTTGGCCAACACGAACCAGTTATGATTATATCATCAGATAAAGATTTTATTCAGTTACAAAGATATAAAAATGTAAAGCAGTTTTCACCAATTCAAAAGAAACAAGTATTAGATGAAGCTCCTATCACTTATCTTTGGAATCATATCTTTAGAGGAGATGGCGGTGATGGAATTCCCAATGTATTATCTGCAGATAACACCTTTATCACAGAAGGTGCCAAACAAACTCCACTAAGACAAACTAGAATTGATGAGTGGATAAATAATGCAGAAGACCTTAGAAGAATTATGCCAGAAGAGCTATATAGAAATTATCAACGTAATAAAAAACTTATAGACTTAACTGAAATACCTGAGGACATTCAAAAAAGTATTATAAATAACTATAACGAGCAAAAACTTCCTATGAGGATGAAAGTGCTAAATTATCTTATAAAGAAAAGATGTAAATTATTGATTGAAGTAGTGGAGGAATTTTACAACAATGAAATTATTATTAAGTGAAGTGTTTGAAAAAGCAAGTAAACTAAAAACTAAAAAAGAAAGAATTGCCTTTCTTAGGCAAAATGAAAGTCCCGCATTAAGGGATATTATAAGAATCAATTATGATGATTCTATCGTGTGTTTGTTACCTAAAGGAGCTCCTCCTTATAAAGCAGACGATGCACCTATCGGAAAAGAAATGGTCAGGTTACATAAGAAATATAGAAGTTTTAAATTTTTCTTTAATGGCCCAACCGGTAGAGGTGTTAACCCTATCAAAAGAGAATCAATGTTCATTAAGCTATTGGAGTCATTACATGCTTCAGAAGCTAAATTGTTGGTATTAGCGAAAGACAAGAAAATGAAATATACTGGCGTCACGAAGAAACTTTGTCAGGACACGTTTCCTGGTTTGATAACAAAGTAGAGTGTTCTATATGATGGTTTTAATTTCAACTTATTTAAAGGAGCTGTTTATGAGTAAAGAAATTGAACGTCTAAAGCGAGATAAGCGAGAGACATTATACTATCAGAAGAGATTATTAAAGAAGGGTAAATCGGATCTAGCATATAAGATGCAAAAGAAAGCAGATTATATAACAGAAACAATTCGATTTATGCAGCAAGCCAGTTAAGTAGGAGGTTAATGAAGTGACCCCCTTTGCGAAATTAATTTTAAAAAGGGGTTTACTTTTTATCGGATATGTAGTATAATAGTACTCATATAAAGAAGAAAGTAAACCAAATTATACTATGAATATATTTATTTTAAACGAAGACCCTATCAAAGCAGCACAAGATCAGTGCGATAAACACGTGGTCAAGATGATTGTAGAATCAGCACAGATGTTATCTACAGTGCACAGAATGCTTGATGGTACTATAGAAACAAGAAAGTCTAAGTCAGGTAAGACAAACGTAAAGTATTGGAAACTAGATGGTTACCGAGAAAATCTATTGTACAAGGCAGTACATATGAACCATCCATGCACTGTTTGGACTAGAGAATCCTCTTCCAACTACAGATGGCATTACGAACACTTTGTGGCCTTATGTAGAGAATATACTTACCGATATGGTAAGATACACAAAACAGAAGAGTTACTAGGCCTAGAGCTAGGACTACTACCAAAAAATATTCCTATGGCAGATTATACACCATTTAAATTGGCCATGGGTTCTAATCCAGAATGTATGTTTGAAGATCCAGTAAAATCTTACCGTGCATTTTACAAAACAAAACAAGAGAGATTCAAAATGGAATGGACTAAAAGACAAGTGCCGGGGTGGTTTAATTATGCCTCTATATGATTTTGAAAATATAAAGACTGGAGAAGTAAAAGAACTCAATATCTCTTTATCGGAGTATGATGATTTCTTAAAAGAAAATCCAGAACTTAAAAGAGTTATCTTAACAGCACCTAAACTTGGCAGTAAGGGAACACAAGGTGCACTTTCTAAAGCAGGAGATGGCTGGAAAGAAGTACAGGATAGAATTAAATCGGGTATGCCGCCCAAAGATAAACATAGGATTCGAACTAAATGAGTACACAATTTAGGCCAAATAAATTGCGACTGGAACATCTACATACAAGAGAACCTCTTACTGCAAATCAAAAAGAGGCCTTTCAATCATATAAGTCAGGTCAACATCTGGCACTCATAGGTGCTGCAGGAACAGGTAAAACATTTATTGCATCTTATCTTGCATTAGAAGAAGTATTAGATAAATCTAATGCCTATGAAAAAATTATATATGTAAGATCAGCAGTACCTACTAGGGATATGGGCTTCTTACCTGGGACTCAGGAAGAGAAAGAAGAAGCTTATAAGGCACCATATAAAGCTATCGTTGATGAACTCTTTGAAGAAACAGGAGCATGGGATAAGTTAATTAATAATAAAGCAATAGAATATCTTACTACATCTTATATAAGAGGCTTAACTATTCAGAATGCAATTGTTATAATTGATGAGGCTCAGAACTGTAACTACCACGAATTATGTTCCATTATTACAAGACTTGGTAACAATACAAAGTTAGTAGTATGTGGAGATCATTATCAATCAGACTTTAGAACGGAGAAAGATAAAGAAGGTTTAAATGGCTTTCTATATATTCTTAAACACATGAAATACTTTGACATTATTGATTTTACATGGGAAGACATTGTAAGATCAGGCTTAGTTAGAGATTTCTTAATGACCAAAGATTTGGTCGATCAAGGAAAATTATGAACTTTATACATGAACCAATTGACTTAGGTTATGAAGATTTAAAAGCGACCACTTCCGAAGGGAAAGGAAGGGTATATAAGACGCCGGACGGTAAACAGTACCCCAGTGTTACAACTGTACTTTCTATATTAAGTAGAGAGCACATACAAGCGTGGAGAGCGCGAGTAGGTGAAGAAGAGGCAAACAAGATTAGTAGAGTTGCCTCTAGCAGAGGTACAGCCGTCCACGCAATACTTGAAAAGTATGTAGATAATGACCCGAACTATACCGAAGGTTATATGCCACATATTATCCAATCCTTTCAAGATGTAAAATCTATATTAGATAATAACCTAAATAAAGTTTATTCTCAAGAGGCACCTTTATATTCACAACACTTAGAACTAGCTGGTAGAGTAGACTGTGTTGGTGTATGGAATGGGGTAAACTCTATCATTGATTATAAAACATCACGTAAGCCTAAAAAGAAAGAATGGATTACTGGTTACTTCTTACAATGTGCAGCGTATGCAATTATGTGGGAAGAAAGAACAGGGATGCCAATTACTCAACTTGTAATTATGATTGCAGTAGATAATGAGGACCCACAAGTTTTTATCGAGCACAGAGATAACTGGACTGATAAATTATGGGATACTATTAAACAGTATCAAAAAGAAAAACGCATGGAAAATGTATTCGGAAAATAGGAGGAAAAAAATGTATATATTAGGAGTAGGGAATGAATTCCCACCATTTAATTTACAAGGTGTAGATAAAGACAATCAGCTTGTAAATGTAAAAGTAGAAGAAAATTATCAACCATTAAAGCATGATTGGTCAGTAATTTACTTTTATCCAAAAGACTTCACCTTTATTTGTCCCACAGAAATTGCTGGAATGGATAAATTAGTAGATGAGGCAAACGTAATTGGTATTTCAGGAGATAATGAATTCTGTAAACTAGCTTGGAAACAATCTAATGAACTCATTGGAAATATTCAACATACCCTAGCGGCAGATTGTGGATTAGATTTATCTTCTCAGTTAGGAATTGTTAATGCAGAGGAAGGGGTTTGTTATAGGGCAACTTTTATCATGGATAAAAATAGAGTAATTCAGCATGTATCAGTTAATGCATTAGATACTGGTAGAAATGCTGATGAAGTATTAAGAACTTTACAAGCACTAAAGGCAGGTGGTCTTACTGGTTGTAGTTGGAATCCAGGGGAGGATTTTGTAGCATGAATTATTTATTAGTAGCTCTTAAAGCAAAACTAGAAGGTGAAATTGAAGTAGCCAAAGCAAACGTAATGGTATATACTAGAAATGCTGCGGGTATTGGAGAACATCCAGATGTAGTAGAAGCTATTGAAACCCAGATCTCAAAGATCGCAGAGGCAGAAGATAAGCTAGAAACAATTAATAAACACTTTAACTAAACCTATTGTTACATTTATGTTACAACTTTGTTACATTTATGTAAAATTTTAAAAAAACACTTTACATTTGTATAAAAGTGTATTATAATAGTATAGTAAAATTAGTTAAAAGGAGTTAAATTATGAAAAAAGTTATTATAAAAGGAAATCCAATTATTAATGGATTGGTTAAATATGATGCTGAATGTGAAGTACCAGTACCTAGCGAGTTAGTAGAATTGGCATTATCAAAGAATGTCGGAGACTGGGATAAAATGTGTAACTCATTACCTAACTTTGGATTTATGAATCCTATAGGCAAGTTACATATCTCTTGTTTAGTAATAGATGGAAAGGAAGTGGTGTTCCATTGATTATAAATAGTAACATGAAAGATAATATAGTTTTAGTAGACTGCGATGGTGTTCTCTGTGATTGGGAATATTCATTCACTCAGTGGATAAACCATAAAGGATATCCTACAAGTAAGTATAACGAGTATAACGTAGCAAAAAGATTTAACATAACACCCGAGTTTGGTAAAAAGTGTGTTGAAGAATTTAATGAGTCTGCGGCAATTGCATTCTTACCACCTCTAAGAGATGCAGTGTATTATATGAAAAGATTAAATATGTTACACGGATATAAATTCCATTGTATTACATCTTTATCTACAAATAAATATGCTCAGAAACTAAGAATACAAAATTTAGAATTGCTATTTGGTAAAGAAATCTGGGACGATTTTATATTTTTACCATGTGGTGCAGATAAAGATGAAGAGCTCAAAAAGTACCAAGGGTCAAATTGTTACTGGGTAGAAGATAAACCAGAAAATGCAGAAACAGGTGCAAGGTTTGGTCTTAATTCTATCCTTGTAGCTCATGACCATAATGCTTTTTATAAGGGTGATATACCAAGATATTGGAAATGGAAAGATATCTATAGACACATAGTGGGGAATGATTAATGCCAGTAAAATTTAAACCATCTCAAACAGTAAGAGATAAAAAGACGGGAAAGAATAAAACAGAAAACTTCTACATGAAGACTATGCCAAAGCAAGAATTATTTGATTATATCAATAGTTCAAATGGTAAGCCAAAAGTTAAACAAAAATGCCAAAACGAATTAGTTAGGCGAGGGGTAAAAATTGTCTGGAGCGCGAAATAAGTTTTGGAGAATATGGGCATTATCTTTAGGAGAAAAGTTAGGAAAAACTAATAGTGAAGCCGATAAGATTGCACTAATTAGAACAATAATAGTAGTAGTAAATTTTATAACTTGCTTTTTTATTATGGCAGGTGTGATACACAATTGGTAAAAATATAATGGAAAGATTAGAAGAAGTATTAGTAATTACTATGGAAGAGTGCGGAGAACTTACTCAAGCCTGTAGTAAAGTAATTAGAACAGACGGATTAAAAGAAAATTTTTTAGAAAACCTTAGGGATGAAATCGGAGATCTTGCTCTAATGATAGAAGTTCTAAAACAATATGGATTTGTTACAGAAGAACAGATACAAGAAAGAATGGAAGTTAAGAGAAACAAATTAAAAAAGTGGAGTAATATCTTTGACTAAACAATGGCACGGAGGTAAAGGATCTAAAACAAGACCTACCGATCGTGATAAATATAACGATAACTGGGATAGAATCTTTAATAAAGGAAAGAAAGATGGCGAAGAAAGTAAGACGGCCACAAAAATCAAAAAGATTAAAAACTAGATACCATAAAGTTTTATGGGATAGTAACCTGCCATTTAACCATAAAGTTATACCAAATAAAAAGAAACAAAATAAAAGAAAAGAGAATAAAAACCTTATAAATAGTTTAATAGAGGAACAAATATGAGTAATGATTTATTAGACTTTGACTTCGGGTTTACTGCAGTAGATGAAGATGAATTAGAAGCAGTACAGAGTGTAAAAACTCAGGCTTCTACTGCGTCTGCTAATGTACAGGAATTAGAAGATAAACTTAACAAATTATATAACAGCATTCTGCCACTTCTAAGCAACTTAAAGAAGAATCCAGACAAAGAATATATATTATGGCCAAATAGAGTTGAGAAGATCGAGCAGTTTGAAGATTTAATATCGGGGATAATTAAGTAATGGCACTAGTATCATCAGGAAGTCAAATATTACTAAAAGGTACAGGCGATACTAATCCTTCAGGCCAAACCTTTTATTTAGACACAACAATTACGTCAGCAAGTACATCATTGCAAGTAAAAGGATTTACACGTACACAAGAAAATTCAGATGTCTTTTATACCGCGTTTAACACTTTAACAGGAACTATATACGGATATAAAACATCACAAACTACTGAGTATAATGGAACCAATAGATTGGCTAGAGGATTTGATGATACTAATCCTTCGGTAAATTTTTCAAGTGGTGCAGTCCTTGGTTCAGGATTCATGGATGATATTGGTTGGTTTGGTAATACACCTGCAGGTGGCCTCGGAGGAACATGGTGGACGGCTAAGGGTGTTGTAGGTATTAGCTTAGGTACAGATGAAAACTCATTAGGAAGTATATCAACTCAGTCATATACTGGTGGTGGATCAGTAGGGACATTAGAAGTTCATAACTTTGGTTGGTTTAATAATAGTTCAAATACCTATCCTAATGGTACAGTATTAAATACACAAGGAGAAGGAAATTGGATAATGTTATTATTGAAAAATACTAGTGCATCTCCACCAGATAGTAATGATTCTTTTTATAGCGTAATTATTAATGGCCAAGAATTTTTAAGAACTGATGCATCAGTTACTACATCACAAGCTTCTAATGCGGCGAATGATAGTAATGTTTCATCTGGTACACATTATTATAGAACCTGGTTATGGTCTGGAGCTGATGTTACTGATTCAGATTTATCAGCCATAGGAACAACAGGTAGTAAAACATTTAAACTTACTCAAGGTGCTAGTTCAACACTTAATACAGGCATTTCAGAAGAAATGTCAGGCAACACAGATACTGATCCAATTGAGTTTAGTGATTATTATAAAGCTGGTACTTTTCATAATACAACAGGTATACCTACAAGTGGAGAAATAAAATTTAGTGAGTTTTATGGAAAGACAAGAACACCATTAGTATCAGCAATTATGGGCGCGACTATCACAAATGGCCATGATTCAGGCCAATATCACTTTAGTAATGGATTTAATGGGATTAGTGCTATTGGTAGTGCCACTGGCACAAGCTTATCAGGAACAGTTGGTGGGCAGACTGGTTGTATTATGTCGAGCATTTTGAATACAAATGGAATCCTATATTTTCAATATATAAAATCTGGATTTTCAGGATCCTTTACTAATACTGGATGGACAACTTTAAAAGTATATTTAGGGCAAAGTAATAATAGTGGTAGTGCAGATTTAACTTTGGCCAGAACAGCATTTAGTTTTACTAGTACCAATGGAATCGCATACTATAGTTACAATGGAAGTTCGCCTTCAGTAGGTTCTCCATCCTCTACTGCCAGTGGAGCTATTTTTGGCGCATCCGGCGGTACACACTTTATAGAGATAATATAGATGGCATACACATATACACATACAAAAAATCCAGAAAGCCCAAGTGGATATACTACAAAGATTACTGATAGTAATGGATTGTGGATAGAAACTTCATCTGTAATATATAATACTGAAATTTTTAAAGGTGATTATAATTGGGGTCTAGTAGGCGAAATAGATGAAATGTTGACTGAAAGGAAAGCATTAAAAGCTTATCACGAAACAATAGGTTCTGTAAACTCTCAAATGGAAAGAGTAAAGACCATTAATACTTCTCAAGTTATGGATACTACTTATATGGGTGGAAGTTCAGCAAGAGTAGATTATGCAGTAGGTACAACTCAAGGCCAGGCCATAGTAACTAAATTAGAAGCTACATGGCCAGATGAAGTAGCTTCTTATGATAATAATAATCAGAATCTAGTTTCAGAATATACTGCAGCAAGACCACCTTATGATAACAATCCTTGTATCTCATTCTATAATTTTGATGAACCAACCAATACAATTAAAACAGCATTCAATGCAACTTACGAAGAATATAAATCTTGGTACGGCCTTAAATTTGATACAGTAACTGAAACAGTTTTGGCAAAGTTTGTAATTCCAGATGAAGAAATGAAAAATGCGGACATTGATACATGGCAGGAAATACATGATTTATTACCTGTGTGTAGTTATACATTCTTTGCTAGAATACATGATAAAGATGAAAACATTGATGAAAATGTTGATGTTTATTTTCAAGCAGATGCAATAGTAATGCAAGAATGGTGTACCGCAAACTCTTATACTTTCCCATATGATACCGATGATGATACTATAGAACCAATATTATTTATTTGGGGTTGTGTATATAATACTACATCTAAGGAAATTACTCATGTTAAAGCTTACACAAGAACAACTGTTTAAGGAAGTAGATAAAGTATTTTGGCAAACAGTTGAATATGAGAGAATGTTATTTGAAAAAAATAGCAAAAAGAATGAGGAAAAAAATGGCAATATGGTTTATGAAGGAACAGGAAACAACAATGAATAGAGAAAAAGTATTTGAGCAATTAAAAGAGGACGAAGGGGTCGTATATGCAATATATAAAGATCATCTGGGATATCCTACTTTTGGGGTGGGACACTTGGTACTCGACTCTGATCCGGAACACGGATCTGAAGTTGGCACTTTGGTTTCCGAAGAGCGAGTTAAAGAATGCTTCGAGCGTGATCTCGATATCGCCGTCGAAGAATGTAATCAGCTATACGAAGGAGGGGAATTTAGTAACTTACCCGACGAAGTCCAGCAGATATTGGTCAACATGATGTTTAATATGGGTAGAACCAGATTAAGTAAATTTAAGAAAATGCACGCGGCTATACTAAAGGGTGACTGGAAAGAGGCCGCAGTTGAGGGGAGAGATTCAAGATGGTACAAACAAGTGACAAACAGGGCGGAGAGACTCATGTCGAGACTCGAGGCAGTGTAAGATATTATCATACCAACGAAGAACAAACAAGTATGGGCTGGTATTGGTGTCATGATAAACAAGGATTTTTCAGACACTCAGATTGGCATCTAACTAGAAAAGAAATGGAGAATAAATATGGCTGAAACAGTTAAAGTAAAAGCAGCAGAAGTAGCATTAAGTAATACTGCTTCTAATGTATCACGTGCTTCACTTGTTAGAGTCCTAAACACTAATGCCGCTGCACAGTTAGTAACTATTAAAGATGGTTCAAGTACAGTAGGCACTGTAACAGTTAATACTGGAGAAGTTTTAAATATCCGTAAAGGTATAAATGAAACTCTTGAAGTAGGTAACTCAGTTACTGGTGTTAAGGCAGTTAAACTAGCACAAACACACTAAGCATTATCCCTCCAAAAAATGGAGGGATTATAGCATCTGAGCGCCTTAGCCTTATAAATAGATATATGGAAGATGTGTTCAAACTAATTGCAGACGTTGGAGCGCCAATAGCAGGATCACTTGTTATGGGCCTATTTATTTTTATTGTCATAAAACAAATATTGCAAGGTATAGTAGAAAAGATTAATACTCTTACTATATTTGCAAAGAGTTTAGAGAATAGAGCACGAACAATGAGCAATGAAATGATAAAGATTGACTTACTTGTAAGTACTGCATTAGATTTACGACCAGATACAGAGAGAATAGCTAGGGCTGAAAACTTTATAGAAGATGGTAAATTAGATACTAGGAGAGACTAATGGATGTAGCTCAATTAGTTTCAGACTATGGGTTTCCTGCCGTGATGGCTGTAGGAATGGGGTATTTTATATACTATGTCTATAGGTTTATTAATGAACATATTGAGCCCAAATTAGATGAAATGCACATGGCATTGATAAGGGTAATTGATCAGACTAGAATGTTAGATCAGGATTTAATAAGACTACAACAAAAAGTAAATGTAATCTTAGAAATGCGTGAAAATGAAAAGAAGAGAAAGGCTAGAGGAAAAGATGATAAAGGGAAATGAACCAATTTTAATATTAGTAACAGCATGTATAATGTTCGTATTAGCACAATCTGCAATGGCAGATGAAATAAAGTTCGGGTTTAAAAATCCTTCTTTTAGTGGAGTTGGAACAGGTAATCATTATCTTACTATTGATAATATAGAACACACTAGAAAGAAAGCTATAGAGGATGCACTTGAAGCGGCAAGAAGAGCTGCACAAAGAGAAGAAGATAATAGTGTTTTGGCAAAGTTTATAAGAAACTTAGAGAGCAGAATATATGCTCAAATGGCAAAACAATTAGTGGAATCAATGTTTTCAAATGATGATTCGGTTAGATTCGGGTCATTTGTTTTAGAAGGTAATACTATTACTTATGAAGTAATTACTAATGCAGATGGATCAGAAGTTATTAGAATGACAATTATATCTGAGGACGGCAGTGAAACTGTTATAGAAATTCCAGTAGGTGCAGGTAATTTCGGGCAGGATCCAGACAATGGTTAGAGCTCTTATATTATCATCAATGTTAATTATTACTGGATGTGCTTCTATACCTCAATGGAGCCCTAACCCACAAGATTGCAATGATCTTGAAGGTAAGTATGAACAAGGATTTGATAGACATCTAGTTATGGGTATACAGAAAACCATGGCTAGAAAATATATATGTGTAGATGAACCAACAGCTGTTAGATTACCTGCATATGTAGACTTACTAAACTTACCACCAGCAAAAGATAAACCTGTTGTTGCGGTTTATTCATTTAAAGATTTAACAGGCCAGAGAAAGTCAGTAGATAATATTGCATCTTTCTCTACAGCAGTCACCCAAGGTGGCACAGAATTACTAATAGATGCTCTTAAAACTGCCGGAGGCGGTACATGGTTTAGAGTAGTAGAAAGACAAGGTATTGATAATCTAGTTAGAGAAAGACAGATTATCAGAAGTGGTAGACAAGATGTTGCAAGACATCAAGGTAATACTGCAAAAGAATTGAGTCCACTCTTATTCGCCGGAATAATTATAGAGGGTGGTATTATTGGTTATGATACTAATACTGAAACAGGTGGCCGTGGCGCACGTACACTTGGTATAGGTTTTAGTAAGATGTATAGAAAAGATGTAGTTACTGTTTCAGTAAGAGCAGTTTCAGTCTTAACAGGTGAAGTTTTATTAAACGTCCAATCTAAGAAATCGGTACTTTCTTATGGTGGTGGCGGCGATGTATTCAGGTTCATTGAACAAGGTACACAGCTGATTGAATATGAGGACGGAGTGGGAAATAATGAGAGTGTGACATACGCAGTACGAGCAGCAGTCGAGGCAGCAGTACTAGAACTAATATACCAGGGGCATGACCGTAACTTCTGGAACATAACTGAGGGTCATCGCCATCCCCATCAACACGATGGAAATAACGATAGACACTCTATAATAGAGGATAACGAAAATGAAGAAATTAATTAGCTTTAGTTTAGTAACTAGCTTATTATTTGCAAATTTTTCTGTGCAAGCTGATGATGATAACGAAATTATGATCGAGCAAAGTGGTGATACTTTAACCATTTATATTGATCAAATTGGCTATGGTAATAAAATCGGCCTAGATGATTTTTCATCATCAGGTTCAAATATGACCATTGTAGGTTCTTCGTTAACATTTGATATTGATATGCTAGGTAACCAGAATTTAATTTATGGCCCTATTGAAATGGACTCTTCTGACTTAACATTTTCTTTAACTGGTGATTCCAACGAAGTAGATTGGAATATTGGTTATACTGCAAGTTCAGATGATTCAGATTATAACTTTGATATAACAGGTGATAGTAATACCTTTAATATTGATCAAGGTTTTGTTACAAGTGCAGAAAGATTAGATGCTGACTTAGTTCTTATTGGTGATTCCAATGTCTTTGATTTAGATTTCGAAGCAGACGATTCAACTTGGGACTTTGATATTACTGGTTCAAGTAATAATATTAATACACTACAGAATGATGGTTCACAAGAATTAACTGTTGAACTTAATGGTGATTCTGCAGACATTGATATTAATCAGATTTCTGGTACTTGTGCTAGTGGAGCAGGAGTTGGTTGTGCAACACCAAATGCAATTATAAACTTAGATATTACGTCTGATAATGCTACTATACAGATTAATCAGCAAGATACTTCAAACGACTCTTAGTATAATACTTCTGTTACCTAGTTTTGCAATTGCAGATGAAGGTATCGGAAGTATTGTTGAGTCTACTGGTATTGGGCAGATATTAAGAAATCAAGAAAGTGTATCAATGAATGTTGATACCGAAATAGTATTAAATGATGTAGCAGAAACAGGTAAGGGAAGAATGTTAATAGAGTTTTTAGATAAGGCTCAATTGGCATTAAAAGAACACAGTGAAGTATTAATAGATGAAGTATATTATGATGCTGACCCATCCCTTTCCAAAATGACAATGAAGTTCACGATGGGTACGGCAAGGTTTGCTTCGGGTAGATTAGGTTTAGTAAATAAAGCCAATATAGATATATCTACCCCTACGGCAAGTATAGCAATAAGAGGCACAGACTTTACCACAACTGTTGATGAATTGGGTAGGTCTTTAGTGATTTTATTACCAGATGAATATGGAAATCCATCTGGAGAAATAGAAATAGAAAATTTAGGTGGAACAGTAACTCTTACTGAAGCATATCAAGCCACAATGGTAAGTAGTTTAGATACGCCACCAACAAGAGCAGTAAAATTAACTGGAATTACTCCAGCAGTAATAGACAATATGTTTATTGTTGCACCACCTCCAGAAGTATCTGATAGAATACAAGAAGAACTAGCTGACGATCAGAATGATGACCAAGGTTTATTAGATATAGATTTTTTGGAGTTTAATGAATTAGAAAAAGATGCACTGGAAGAATCAGAGGCTGAATTAGATTTTAGTGAATTAGATATTGATGAATTAGATGTTGAATATTTAGTTGATGTGTTAGATATTATAGACTCGTCGGATTTATTTGATACACTAGGTGAGTTTGATATTAAAGGTGCAGCAAGAGGATTCAATGAAGAATCTCAATATAATGTATATTTGGAAGATGGCAGTTTAGTACTATATAGAAAAGTAAACGGAACTATAAAGGTTAAAATAGGAACCGGAAATAACTTTACACTAGAAACTAATACTCCAACATGGGAAGGAAATATAACTGGAAACGACGGCGAAGATGTTTTCATTTATATCAATCAGGTAAATTAAATGAAAGAATTAATATTTGTTTTAAGTATGTTAGTATTACCACTAATGTGTTTTGCTGATGATAATATTATCAGTATAGAACAGTCAGGTGATAATTTACAATTAGGCATTGATCAGGTAGGTTATAATAATAGAGTTGAAATGAAAGATGGCAATTCATATATTAACTCATCAAGTCTATCAATGTATTTAGTACAAGTCAATGATAGTGATGGTGTTAATAAAATAATCTTTGATGAAGTAAGTGGTACCGATAATAAAATAAAATTAGCACAAGGAGTTGCATGGAATACTCTTGATTCTGATACGGACTTAACTTGGTGGGCAGACGGATATGAAGGTGGCGGCCATGAAATAGATATTACACTCTATGGTGATAATAATGAGATGGCAGTTCAACAAACAAACCAAGGGTCTACTACAGGCCATAGCTTTGATCTACACTTAGCAGGTGATGATAATAAAGTTCAAGTTAAACAACAAAGCGATGGTGATAAGAATCTAAACTTAACAATCTATAATGATTATAATGATGTATTTGTTCGCCAAAAAGGTAATAATACAAGTCATAATGCAAACATAACGCTTGACGGATTATACGGAACAGATTTAATCTTAAAACAAATGAGTACTACAAGTCAAGCATATACTATATCAGTAGATTGTATAACAGTAGGCGGTTGTGCAGTTAATGTATTACAAGAATAATTACCACAGATTTATTTGGTATAAGTATGGATCACCCAATCTAGGTAAAGGAATTTATATGGATATATGCATATGAAATATCTAACTTCTATATGGGCTACTCTAGCACTTACATTCGTTTTAGTTTTAGTTAGACTATCTGATCCTTCTTGGTTACAAGAATTTAGACTTACTGTATTCGATCAATATACAACATCAATTAAAGAAACCACATCTGATAATATAATACTTTTAAATATATCAGAAGAAACATTAGGCGTTCACGGCCAATATCCATTTCCTAGACAAACTTATGCACAGATGATCTCAGACTTGCGTAATGCAAATGCAGGTATGATTGTGTTTACAATTATGTTTCCAGAAGCAGATAGATTCGGTGGCGATGAAGTATTCGCCTCTTGGATAAAAGATAATGGTATTATATTATCACAAGATGCTGACCCTAGTGGAAGAAGTAAACAGGCTCCTTATGTTGGCTCTGCAGTATTTGGAACTGGAGACCCTTTAGATTGGTTAATAAAATATGATGGTTTAGTTACTAACATACCACAGCTAGAGTCAGGAGCGTGGGGTCACGGACTTGTAAACGCAATGCCAGAAGTAGATGGAGTAGTAAGAAGAATGCCACTCCTATCACAAATCAATGAACAAGTATACCCATCACTTGCACTAGAAACTATTAGAATATTACAAGAGAGACCATCTTACACTATAAAGGTAAATGATGTAGGTATTGAAGAAATTATTTTAAGACCGTTTAGAATTACAACTGATGTAAATGGTTCTATATGGCTAAATCCTAATATTAACTTTACTCAAATAAACTACGGGTCCAATGAGTTACCGAACTTGAAAGGGAAGACTGTTGTGGTTGGTCTAACTGCTTCTGGTTTGGCGTCTCAGATTCCAACTCCATCTGGTATGAAACCTGCGCATTTAATTCACGCAGCTGCCATTGAGACCATCGTTTCTGGTACTCAGATATCCAGGCCTCTGTGGGCTGATATGTTGGAACTTCTAATAGTAATTCTTGGTTCTGGCCTTCTTGTATTTGCTGTGTATAGATTACCGATTTGGATTTCTGGTCTGACATTTATATTACTCTCTTCTAGTGTTATAGGTGGATTTATTTATATTTGGCAAACTTATAATATATTATTATCACCTTTAAGTGTCTTACTCATTTATATAGTATCTTTCACATCATCAAGTTTTAATAATTTCTATAAACAGTTTGTACTCCGACAGCAAATTAAGAAACAGTTTGAAACTTACTTAGACCCAAGACAAGTTATGTTGTTACAAAAAGATCCTTCTCTATTAAAACTTGGAGGAGAGCGAAAAGAAATGTCCTTCTTATTCATGGATATAGTAGGGTTTACTCCTATATCAGAACACTATAAGAACAATGATGATCCAGAAGGGTTAGTAAAGATTATAAATAGTTATTTAGATACAATGACAAAAATCATTCTAAAAAATGGCGGCACAATTGATAAGTATATGGGAGATTGTATTATGGCGTTTTGGAACGCTCCTTTATCTTGTGAAGATCATGCCGATATGGCAATAAAAACTGGATTAGAAATATTAAAGGCGGCAGATGAACTTATTAAAGAGTTGGAAGAACAAGGTTTACCTAGGATTGATGTGGGGATTGGTATTAATACCGGCGACTGCATCGTCGGAAACATGGGATCGGAATCCCGATTTGACTATTCCGTCATTGGAGATGCCGTCAACCTTGCCGCTAGACTTGAAGGACAGACACGCAATTATGATGGGGTACGAATGTTGTTGGGCCCAATCAGTGCGGGACAGAGTAAAAATGGATTACTCAAACACGTTGATACAATCAAGGTTAAAGGAAAAGAAGAGCGCGTACGAATCTATACAGTTTGAATATGCACCATCAGCTGATTGGGAATACTGGGCTTTATTTTTAATAGTACAATATCACGATATAAACTCCACCGCAAAAGCAATGAAGTATGAATGTGTATATGAAGTTAATCCATTTTTACCTAAAAGACCTTCCAAAGCAAGATTGTTTCAACATAAAATACTTACACTTTATCCTGTCTTACACCCTGACTTTAATAAACATCCGATTACTAATGAAGACCTTCTTGCCGTAAGCATGATGACAGGCCTTGTAGTTAACCATAATTACAATGTATTAAATAAAATCAAAAAATACCCAGACAGGTGCCCTAGAATAGGAACACTCTAAAAAAGTTGGTTAAACCTCTTTACAAGCAATCTGACTTGTAGTATAATAACCTCATAATCAAAGAAAGAAGTGTTGTATTTATGTTACACATTCAAAAAAAATGAAAAAAAATGAAAAAAACACTTTACAAGCACATAAAAGTGTAGTATAATATACCAGTAAATTAAAAAGAACTCGGAGAATCATTATGAAAATATTAATCAACACCCAATACAAAGAAAATTATGGAGCCCATGATTGGGACGGCAAAGGACATTGCCCTCAATACTGGAAGTTCAAGGGTGGCAGTACTTATGTCGTAGAGAACATAAGTGATAATTTTGCTGGAACTGATTTATATGGTGCCGCAGTTGAGGGGTGGGACGTGTTACACGAAAACTTCCCTAAGGTTGTAGAAGCCATTACAGTGAATGACTATTCACAACAAGAGTATATTCTTGATGTTCAATTACTTGCAGATGATACTGACCTAGATATAGAAGCATGGGATGTGCCTTACTATCTTAATATTGATTCTAATGGCGATGTCACGTGCGAAAAAACTGTGGCCAACGGAGAGTATGGTTGGATGAGGAAAGAAATTCTTTCTAAACATGAACAGTGGGAAATGGGACCTAATCAGAAGAGGGAGAACTATAGATGTTCTTATATTATGGATGATGGTTCCCAACTTCTGGGTAACCAAGAACTACAAAAATACTTAACGAGATGCGACTTGCAAATGGAGCAAGAAGTTACAGGAGTTGCAGTATAGTGGCAAGAACTAAGGGTAAATCACTTGATTGGTATGTCAAGTGGTTGGCCTCAATAATAGTATTATGTGCAATGTCAGTTCGTGGCATTCCAGAATTTCAATTAATAGACCTTATGCTTTCTATAGTTGGTATCTCATTATGGTTATGGGTATCAATCTTATGGGAAGATAGGGCACTTATCCTACTCAACGGAGCAGGATTAATACTTCTTATTAACAACCTAGCAAAGTATATAATAGTACAGGGCCAACTTGAACAACT